TTCATCGGAAAGGCGATGAAGGAGATGCGCGAGAAGAACAAGGAGCTCAAGACCACCGACTACATGAAGCTGGCCATTGAGGAGTGGAAGACCTACAAGGCCTCCAAGCTTGTAGCTACCGCTTAAAAATATACAACGAAACTAAAAAATATATACGATACAAAACACATAAACATTTTATAATTTCTCATGAACAGAAGAGGAGATGTCTATTCAATATAAGTTAGACATAAAACATATACCAAAAGATGCTGCCATTCTAGATATTTATTACAACGGTCAAGAGAAGGTATCCCCGCTGAGCAAACTGGTGCCTATAAACCATTACGAGTATATCTCTATTCGTAAAGAATCTATGTATTTGGACATGGATAAAATGGTTAGCAAAATAGGTGCAGCAGATCTATTATGGGAAACGTTTAATATTTTTAAAATTTATATTTATATCCCAGATTCATTGCTTTATACAGATACAGACGTTTTAGAATTTACACTCGCATCATGCGTTCGTTCGCTACTGAGCAATATCTATAAGGCTAAAAATGAAGTGATTATTACACACGACGGGAAAGAAAATGCCTCGGTAAAGAACATTATTTCTATGATTGAAAAGGTGCAAGCGGCCCGCATGATGTCTATGCTTCCTGCGAATTTGGCCACACCTGAGATGATCGCAAAAAGATTGCAAGGAATGTTTAAAAAGATACATGGTGTAAAGACGACTATTCTTGGAAAGGCCTATTTGGAAAAGCATAAGTTTGGTCTCATTCTTGCGGTAAATGCGGGATCCAGTAAGAACCCTTGTATGCTGACCATTGAACGCCAAGTAAATCCAAAGAATCCCACTGTATGTATTATAGGTAAAGGCATTACCTTTGACAGCGGTGGTCTAGCCATCAAACCCATCCGCTCTATGAAAGACATGAAATTTGATAAAATTGGAGCGGTTTGTGGAGCCATGGCGCTGATGCACCTGATTGAATTACCCGCGTTAAAACACGTCAATTTGATAGGTATTTTTCCATTTGCTGAGAACGTTATATCCGCTGGAGCGGTGAAACCTGGCGATGTGATACGCAGCTTTTCGGGAAAAACGGTGGAAATTACGAACCCGGATGCAGAAGGTCGGTTAGTCCTAGCAGATGCGTTTGCATATTCTGCCCGTTATAAGCCAGATATTGTGATAGACATCGCTACATTAACAGGTCACGCCGAATACATTAATTGCTGGCACAATGGTTACTATTTCGCGCAACCCACGGAAATGAAGCATCTCTTTGAAAAACGCACCAACGATATCGGAGAACGCATGATTCCAATGCCCACTTGGACGGAATATCGCGAAGTATTACAGAGCACGGTAGCGGATTTATTAAATGATTCAGATATATGCGATGATTCATTTACCGCGGCGCTCTTCTTAAAAGAATTCTTACCTGCGGAGTGTGCGAAATGGTTGCACATTGACCTCTCTCATGAACAAAAGAATCGCATTCCTTTGGGAAATGGTATCCGTAGTATCATAGACATAGTCACGAACATGTATAAGAAAAAATGATTCTATTTATGGATATGGATACATATACTTTTACTTATGATGGCGGCCGTCGTCCAGCTCCAATCCTCTAAGCCTGTTATTTTGCTTGACACAAGTTATTTCATATTCTATCGTTATTTCAGCACACTCAAATGGTATGAATATACCCGTAAAGACATTGATTATTCGGCGATTCACGAAGACCCTATCTTTATGGAGGCTTTTAGAAAGCATGTTCTCCAAGATTTTAAAAAGATGTGTAAGCAATGGAATTCGTCGTTGAACAATATGGTGCTCTGTTGTGACTGTATGCGAGACGAAATTTGGAGAAACGAATTTCATGATAATTATAAGGGGCTACGGGTGCAGAGCACGTCGTTTAACCCACATATCTTTACAAAGTTCTACGAATACATTGAAGAGAAAACGCCTGAATGGGGTCTTCATCAGTTGGCATATGATAAACTAGAGGCGGACGATATCGTTTATTTGGTAAAAACAAAGCTGGGGAGTGATATGACAAGTGTCGTCATTGTTACAAATGATAATGATTACCTTCAATTGCTAGATACAAATACGCGTATTTATAACATGAATGGTGCCGGGTTTGACCTCTCTAAACGAAGCTGTGGAGACCCCGCAAAGGATCTCAAAATTAAGCTAATTATGGGTGACAAGAGTGATAACATTGCATCTATTCACAGTGGGATTGGTCCGAAGACAGCCATGAAATTGGCTTCTCTATCGGATGAGGAATTTAATGCCTATCTGGATAAACGCAATTGTAAGGAAATTTATCTAAATAATAAGCGACTCATGGACTTTAATGAAATTCCTCGCGAGTTGTGTAATGCATTTCAAGATACCTATATGATTGAATGGGTGCATTAGACATCTTCTATTCTATCAGAATACATATATGGTGTATAAATATTCACGCTAATATTTTTGTAAGATGCACGTACATCTTCCATTTTTTGGGGTGAAGCCCATATCAATTTATTTGCATCAATCCATGACATTTGAATTATGTCTGGCATTAAAATATTTAGCTCTTTCAAAATTCCTAGTATTTTATTTATTCTACTTTTTTCAATGTTTAGAATGATGTTCATTGATGAAGGGGTGTTAGACCGTGTAGAAGTTTCTTTGTATCTTGATTCACCCTTTATTTCTTCACCATTTACAAACATTGTAAACGAAAATTCAGTGTATGAAAGATGCGCAGTCGTGTTTGTCCAAACTAACTTTTTCGTTAATTCTATCTCATTTGGATGTGTATTGGATATTTGAATATCCTTCTTCTCATATTTAAAATTATACCCTACACCACATTCTGTTTGTTTAAAAAAGGTTCTTGTTTTACAACCCCAGAGTGTGCGATTACTTCTAACGGCGATAAATAGGATTTTGGCTAATTGTTTATAGAAGTTAAAAGAAAGTAATTTCTTTGGTAGCTTCGTAATATCTGGCTTTATTTCAACATATATAAGAGGATCTCCCAAATCGTTTTTTTTAAACAAAGTACACGCAAATTCAAATATGTATAAAACGCCTTCTATTTCTAAGGGAATAAAGTTAATGACCAAACGCCATATTCCTAATTGTTTAAAAGTCGATACAGTTATTTCACCTTGAAATTGTATTACATTATACATTGTAATTGGACAATTAAATGTTATTTTAAAAGTATGTGGTTTATCGCCAGGAGTTACTTTAATGTTATAACTAGCAATCAAATCCTCTATTGGTTTTGACAGTTTTACTTTTCCTAACTGATCCTTAAACATTGATGCGACTGTGAGGTTTTTAAGGCTGGATAGAGTGGTTCTATGTAATATCTTATTAATTAATTCACGATTTTCAAATACCTCTTGAGCAGCTGAAGGCCTGCCTATAGGCGTAGGTGTAGGTGTAGGTGTAGGTGTAGGTGTAGGTGTAGGCGCGGTAGCAGGCGTAGAGGTAGGCTTAGGTGTAGGCGCTGCCGCGGTAGCAGGGCGGGTAGCTGTAGCTGTAGCTGTAGCTGTAGCTGAGCGGGTAGCTGAGCGGGTAACTGAGCGGGTAGCAGGCGCAGTAGCAGGGCGGGCAGCGCTTGAGGAGCCACGTGCTCGTGATGACTGTGGCTTGTCTTTGTTATCCATACTAATAATAGAACCTATAATTTATTACTTGAAACAAGAGTTCTAAAAAATGAATTTTCTTTTTAAATAGTTTTCATCTACTTAAAGATTGCGCTTCTCTTTAAATAAAACGTATGGAGAATGGATGACGATTCTGAAGACTTCTGCTGGAATCTGCTTCAGGAATTAAAGCCTGAGAATGAGAAGCCAAAATCTTTCGTGGATACGGTCCATGACCAAGCCAATTGTGAGCACTGTAATAGCACCGAAGTGGTAAGTATAGATGGTCAATATATTTGCACCCAGTGCAATGTGATTCAATCCCGTGTCATTGACGATGGAGCGGAATGGCGTTTCTATGGGGCAGAAGATAACCGTGGAGACGATCCAGCACGTTGTGGTATGCCAACAAATAATCTCCTTCCAAAATCCTCTATGGGCTCTATGATTGGTTATTATAAATATAGCAAAGACAATCGCGATATTAGTCGCATTCGCCGTTACCTAATATGGAATTCTATGCCCCATTGGGAACGCACATTGTATCAGATCTTTGAACAAATCAATAGCACGGGTTCATCCAATGGTATTCCTGTGAAAATTATTGACGACGCAAAGGTATTGTTTAAAAAGGCGAGCACCATGAAGATATCCAGGGGTGAAAATAAAGAGGGTCTGATTGCTTCTTGTCTATACTATGCCTGTTTGATCAATAAAATTCCGCGCTCTACCAAAGAAATTGCAAAAATGTTTAAAATGGATCAGAATGTGCTCACGAAAGGTAATGCGCGTTTTCAAGAGCTGCTAAAAATAAATGTGGAATCCTCCAATGCGGACGACTTTATCTCGCGATTTGGTTCCAATCTGAATATGAATTGGGTAGATATTAATTTCTGTAAGGCGCTGACCAGTAAGATAGAAGACTTGGAGATTGTGTCTGAAAATGCTCCAACCAGTGTAGCTGCCAGCGCGATCTACTTCTACGCCTATTACAAAGAGATTGACATTAATAAAAAATATATTTCTGAAACATGCGACGTGAGTGAAGTAACGATTACAAAATGTTTTAAAAAACTACAAAAATTTAAGGATATATTGCTGCCTCCTGTTGATATTGCTTCGTAAGCATAACCAAATCATATCCCATTATCTTATCTTTCTTATATTCTTTACACGTTACATTCGTGTTATGTTTAATTCCATAATAATACATACCATCTGACATACGTTTTTTCACTAAACCTGCTTCCATAAAATATCCTTGAAGACGCCGACGATAAATGGGTCCATCTATTACATCTGGTAATAAATATTTTGTCATTATTTCGTATAATTCACCTGCTCTCATGCGACACGCTGGATCATCGTTAATGATAAAATCATTTTTAAGAATACTTAAAACGGTTTCTTTTTCAGTTAGGTGATTCTCTTTGGCAGTTGATTTCTTTTTCTCAGATTCATTATATCCATACAGTTCAATAAAGGATTTTATTTTTTTACTTAATACATCACTGTCTTCGTAATATTTTTTATGGAATAAGTCATTGCATATATCCTTATCTTTTTCTTTTTCGGAGCTAACGGTAATATTATCCACTAAAATAAACTCGTTAAACTCTTTAATCACCTCTAAAATAAGCGGCAACCTTAAACCCGTAGTGGTTAGATTTACAACAATAGATATATTGTAATAGGTATTATATAGCACTACCATGTCATATACGGCATGAACCTGTAAATTCGTAACATAGGCGTATTGTTGTCCAAACACTTCATATGCATCTTCGCAAGATATAGAAGGCCCTTTTATCGGAATTTCTGCTATTCTTGAATTTACATTCCATATCAAATCTAGGTCATCTAATGGGATTGGACTATCTTCATCGGTTTCAATGGATGAAAACTCCTTACCTTTGTAAGATGTAATTATATCTTTATTTGATGAGGCAAACGTTTGCGTTATAGAAGCTAACGAGGGCTCTCTGATCGTGTCTTTAGTATTATTTTTATAGGTTCTCTTAATGGAATAATAGTGTATCATATGCTTTACATCCTCTACAATGGTCTCTAATGATTTTAATCCATTTAGAATAATATGATTGCATGTATCCTTTATTAATTGATACATTTCTACGTTTTCCATATCGTAGGCCGTAACATGTTTCTCTAATTGAATATCCATTAGACTATAGATCGTTGTTATTGCATGTAGATATTCGTGAGCTTCTTTCTTACCAATATCGCTGTATAAAATATAATATTCGCCTGTGTCTAGAACGATTAAAGGGGTCGGTTCTTTTACAAAACGAAAAATGGGTGCGGGTTTAGGAGGCACGGTGGCATGTGTATGTGTATGTGTGGAAGGGTCAAAGGCTGCAGCGTCAAATGGGTCCGGTGTAGGTGATGTAGGCTCCATTCTTTTACACCTACATCATACATTTCTAATTGTAATTTAAACGCAGTTTAGAAATCGCCATCAATATCAATATCCAGACGATCTGGGATACCGACTTGACCACTACCAGTCATGGTCATGCCTGCCTTGGAGTATTCACTGACACGTTTCTCAAAGAAGTTGGTTTTTCCCTCTAGGGCGGCGAACTCCATAAAGTCAAAGGGGTTTTGCACTTTGAACAGGGGCTTGTAACCGAGGAGTTTCAGAAGGCGGTCAGCAATGAATTTAATATATTGTTTCATGAGCTCGGCATTCATACCAATCATGGCGCAGGGGATGGATTCGGTAATAAACTTCATCTCAATTTGCACGGATTCATCAATCATGGCATAGACGGCATCTTCATCCACGCGATTTTCTAGTTTATTATACAGAAGGCACGCAAATTCGGTATGGAGTGCTTCATCACGGCTAATGAGTTGATTGGCAAAGCTGAGTCCGGGAAGGAGGCCTCTTTCGCGTAGCCAGAAGATGGCGCAGAAAGACGCAGAGAAGAAGATACCTTCTACAATAGCGAAAGCAATCAGACGTTGTCCAAAGGATGCTTGATCGTCACTAATCCATTTCATTGCCCAGCTGGCTTTTTCTTGAATCGCAGGGAAATGTTGCACGGCATTAAAGAGCTTATCTTTCTCACGGGCATCTTTTACATAGGTGTCAATCAGAAGCGAATAGGATTCGCTATGGACTTGCTCCATCGCATTCTGAAAGGCATAGAAGGCACGCACCTCAGGCTTGGGCACGTCTTTGGAAAAGCGCTCAGATAGATTCTCTGAAACAATACCGTCGGAAGCGGCAAAGAAGGCTAGAATTTGATAGATAAAATCTTTTTCGTCTTTACTGAGACGCTCAAGGTCTTGGTTATCTTGTTGGAAATTTAGTTCGTCTGCCACCCAGTAACTAGAAGAAGCCTTTTTGTACATCTCCCATACATCAGGGTATTCTACTGGGAACATAACATGACGACTCTTCGTTTCCGTAAGCAGAGGTTCGTTGTTATTGTTAGAGACCATATTTTTGCCTATTAGATAACTTATATTATAATTTTCAACTTAAGTAGTGTTGGACAGTTAAAGATATATAGACTGCATTGTTCATTTTTTATATGGCGGGCGGAGGGAGCGGGTTTGTTTGATTGTAAAAACTTTGTTTCTATACGCTAAATGGACTATCATGTAGATTTATATGAATCCATTAAAAATAATTCGCCACAGGAGGCGCTCTATTATACTGGTGAAATGGCAAAGAAAGGTCACATTGATTTACTGCAATATACGTGGTTTAGACTGGTCTCTTGTCTGGCCAACTTTAGTCACTTTAGTTATAAAAAATGGCAGTCTGTATGTAGCGACGTTGTTACAGTCATAGAAAATGATTCCTTTCATATTTCAAATGCTTTTGTAATTACCATCAAATTGTGCCTCCTCTTTAAAGAGTGTAATTTATATTTTACATTACCGAAATTACCCATTGGTCAATTACGCACCAAAGTCATCGGGTTTTTTGGAGGGGACTTTAAATTATCTGAAAAAGGCTTAGGGGCATTCCAACATCTGCTTCCGAGAAATGCGACAGAACGTGATTTTTGCATCAAAACACTGACGGGACTAATTTCTTTATGGAATTCTAAAAAATCGCTGGAGTTTCGGAACGCTGTGGAATATGTGGATCGCAAAAGGTTTGAAATAGAAATCCCTTCTGATATTCATATGCGTTGGGGCGCAGTGCATTATACGTTTAATATTTTATTATGGGAATGCCTTTGTATATTGGAGCCCAGTCTTAGTATTGCTAAGAAGTTATATCAATATAATTATAGTCGCAAACATCATAATGCTGTATCTATCCCATTTCTACTGGCTTCGCATGCGTTTATTCAAGAGAATTACAACTATGACTGGACAGAAAAAGAACTTGACGTAATTGACCGTGTGCGGAATATGAGTGCGGAATTGTCCAATCAAATCGTGATAGAAGAACCACCTATGGTGGAAGAAGCGCCTCCGGCATTGTTTGAGAATTTCTTCCCAACCACTTATGAAAAAATAGACGAAAAAGCTGAATTGTATGAAGCCGCGGCGACGCATACAAAAACCATTACTCTACATAAACGTAAAAAAATGTATAAAGATAAGGTTAAGACAAATACTGCAAAGGAGCTGCCTTATGAGTAAATCGGTTCTATTAATCCCTGGACTAGGTGCTTCCATCCTCATTAATCAGAAGCATCCATTCAACTATTACTTTGGTAAGAAGGTATTGAATAATCGGTGGGTGAATCTCTATCCGCTTTCTAAGAAATATATGGACCGTTGGAAAGACGATATGCGTATGGAATTTAATGAAGATCCGATCAGCAAACGCATCCTTGGATATACTGCTCTAAATGAGGATATTGTCCCTTACGATGTGCGAGGTATTCATGGTATCCAGAATTTAGTCCATGAATTTGATAAGCTAACAGACCCGTATCGTAATATAATGGAGGATACATTTCATTATCAATACATGTTTAAATTGAACCATCGGTTGATGGAATTGGGCTATACCCCAAAAGAAACCTTAATTGGAATGCCTTATGATTTTCGCACTATTTTGGATCCGCTGGTGAGGGGGGCTTATTTTAAATCATTAAAAGAGGTCATTATAGAGAAGGGTCGTGATCGCAAATTAATGGTTGTATCACATAGCTTAGGTGGTATCATTTTCAAATGGTTTTTAACCGAATATGTGGATGAAGCATTTATTGAGAAATACATTGATACATTGGTGATTGTGAATAGTCCCTTTGGTGGCACACCAAATGCCGTAAAAGCATGCACAATTGGTGACTTTTATGTGCCTTTTATGTATCCGCTTTTTAAAGATGTTGTGCATCGGGTGAGTGGTATCATTATGTCGTTACCGAATCCGTTATGTTATAAAGATTCGGATACGTTTATTCATATTGAAGATACGCGTAGAACCATTTGTATGAGAGATTATAAAAAAGAGGGAATATCCTTTCGTGTATGGAAGGACTTATATATGCCCTATTTAGATGTGATTTGCAAACCACTTCGTGTGCGCACTAAAATAGTATTGAGCACCGAAAACCAGACCGCTAAGCGTTTTTATACCAAAAATATAGAGTGTGCGCCTTATAAGATAGATTACGATATGGATGGGGATGGTCTAATTCCAGCGAAAAGCTTACAGTATGCGACGCGTGTCTTTAATAACCACGAAATGTTTTGTATTCCACGTAGTGACCATGTGGGCATCTTGTCCCATCCATTGTTTTTACAGAAAATAGAAGAATGGTTGGATGAATGAGGTTATACGCTTACTTTATACAGGGCAGTTGTGCTATTACCAAGCATACCTCTGGCGCCGTCGGTGTTAGTGATAATGGTAACGTTGTATTTAAATTCTTTCGGTGGCCAGTTATCTTTTTCTTTTTTAGTCTTTGGTGCATAATATCCTTTATTAATAGCGCCATCGTAGATAGCCGTATAAACAATATTTTCTAATAATTGTCCTTCTAGGGCAGTATTTAATAAATGGACGCGTTCAAAGTAGTTCTTTACATTACGATGCATGATTTTTAGAGTAATAACAATTTTTCTTTTAGGGTAATAGACTATATCATAATGGCATATATTTCTATCTTCTCTAGGAAGATCTAATGTCGTATCAACAAGCATTCCTTGCAGGGTTGGGTGCTTTTGGTATTTAATTTCTTGTTGCTCCTCCATACGATAGGGCAGTATATTGGTAAGTATTGGTGCGCCACCTGCGTTTGAAGGATTAAATGGACTGGTTTCTTCTGTAAAGCTAATGGGATAAAACCGTTTATAATGAGGATAGAATGAAATAGTTCCATAATTATTTGGGGTTAAAGTAACGGTGTATAATTCTAAGGTTGGTGGGAGAAGAGCACTTGCCTCATATATTATTTTATAATAAACAACTTTTAATAGTTCCTTTAACAAGTTGAGGCGTAAGTCTGAATCTTCCCAATCCATATTATAGCTTGTAGCTATCAGTGATATTGACGCATTCTCGTTTTCTTTACCTATATTCACCATGCATTGTATCTTAAAGGTAATTTTACCAATTGTAAAAGGCTTTATCCAAGCAAATAGCACTGGGTAATTATTAATATTGAGTGCATTACGATGAGATTGTCCCATAATACAGTCAAATGACTGACTATTTATGTTGAATGAACATTTATAATAGGGTTTATTCTTATTGGTAAAGCTATATTTACTATCTCCTAAATCTATAATATTAGAAACTATTTCTTTGCATTCGCTTATCTCATCGGGTGTCTTTATCTTTTTAAATTCAATGGAGTATTTGTAATTAAAGAAGTCATTGATTTGCTCTCTTAATCTCAGTAAAAAGACTTCTTCCTCAGGGATAAATTCATACATTCTGGCCAGACCAATTAAATGGCGAACGGATAATTTGTCTAAAATAATGGTATTGCCATGAGTTGCCTCAATGTTTTTTAATAATAGACTATATTCATGAATATTAAAATTTCCTTCGGGTATCTCTTGCGATACGACGATGGGTGGGCGCACTGTCACTGGGCGCGCTTTTGTTGTAGGACGAAGGGTTTTGGGACGAGTTTTGAGGGTCGTAGAGAGTGTAGTGGGATGAGCGGGTAGGGTAGGCCGGGGGGCGGCGGCAGCGGCACGCGATGGTAAAGGAGGAAGGACGATCTGAACTTTCTTACGGGAAGAGGACATAGTGTGACTACTAATAGTTACGCCGAATATTTTCTATATCCTTTAAACTATACTAAACTATTTAAACATCTGTTTGTATATAACATATATCAGAATGACTTCTCAAAACATCGCAATTGGCATTGATCTTGGCACATGCACTTCCTGTGTGGGTGTGTGGCAAAATGACCGTGTGGAGATTATCTCCAATGACCAGGGTAATCGTATTACCCCTTCCTATGTCGCATTTAACGAAACGGAGCGCCTGATTGGTGACGCGGCTAAAAACCAGGCGGCGATGAACCCTACCAATACGGTATATGACGCAAAGCGCCTGATTGGTCGTTCTATGAATGACCCTACTGTAAAGAGTGACATGAAGCTATGGCCTTTCAAGGTTGTAGGTGGTGCGGGTGATCGCCCAAAGATTCAAGTGCAACACAAGGGTGCGGATGAACAGTTTTATCCGGAAGAAATTTCCTCCATGGTGCTCATCAAAATGAAGGAGACTGCGGAGGCATTCCTAGGTCATGCGGTGACGAAGGCGGTGATTACCGTGCCCGCCTATTTCAACGATTCCCAACGTCAAGCGACCAAGGATGCGGGTGCGATTGCTGGTCTGGAAGTGCTGCGTATTATTAATGAGCCCACGGCTGCTGCAATCGCCTATGGCCTGGATAAATCCAATGATAGCAAGGAGAAGAATGTGATTATCTATGACTTCGGTGGGGGCACGTTTGATGTCTCTCTGCTAAACATTGATGGTGGCATCTTTGAGGTAAAGGCGACGGGTGGTGATACACATTGTGGTGGTGAAGATATTGATAACCGTATTGTGCAGCATTTCATTGAAGAGTTCAAGAGAAAGCATAAAAAGGATCTGACGCAAAGCGCGCGTTCTGTAAAGCGTCTAAAGACCGCCTGCGAGCGTGCGAAACGCAGTCTATCCTCTAGCACGTCGGCATCCATTGAACTGGATGCGCTTTACGAGGGCATTGACTTTAACAGTTCTATCACTCGGGCGCGCTTTGAGGAACTATGTGCGGATATCTTCCGTCAAACACTGGAGCCGGTAGAGAAAGTGCTGCGTGATGCGAAGATGAGCAAGAGTGAGATTCATGACGTGGTTCTGGTGGGTGGCAGCACGCGTATTCCGAAGATTCAGCAACTGCTAACGGAGTTCTTCAATGGTAAGGAACTGTGCAAATCCATTAACCCGGATGAGGCAGTCGCATATGGTGCAGCGGTGCAGGCGGCCATTCTCACTGGTCAAGGCAATGAACAGACGCAGCAACTGCTACTTCTGGATGTGGCTCCTCTATCCCTTGGTATTGAGACGGCCGGTGGTGTCATGACCAAGATTATTGAGCGTAACACAACTGTGCCTACCAAGAAATCTCAGGTATTTAGCACATATGAGGATAACCAGCCTGCGGTCACCATTCAGGTATTTGAGGGTGAGCGTGGATTTACGAAAGATAACCACCTTCTAGGTAAGTTTGATCTGACGGGTATTCCACCGGCTCCTCGGGGTGTGCCTCAGATTGAGGTAACATTTGATATTGATGCCAACTGTATCCTCAATGTTAGTGCGGTAGAGAAGGGCACTGGAAAAACGACCAAGATTACCATCACGAACGATAAGGGTCGTCTCAGCAAGGAGGACATTGAGAAGATGGTAAAGACGGCGGAAGAGTTTAAGGCTCAAGACGAGGAACAGCGGGCGCAGATTGAGGCGAGAAACCAGGTGGAGAGCTATATTTATAATACTCGGAATACCCTTAAGAATGCGGAGACGGATGCAGCAAAGGAGGCATGGAAAGAAGTGGAGCCGATTGTGGAAGAGACCATTAAGTGGCTAGATGAACATCGTGAGGAGACGAAAGATGTCTATGACGCAAAAATGAAAGAGGTTGAGGCAGTGATTAACCCGATTATGTCTAAGATGTATGGTGCTGCCGGGGGTGCGGGTGGTATGCCGGATATGGCTGCTGCGGCTGCTGCGGCGGGTGGTGCGGGTGTCGGACCAGGTGTGGATGAGATTGATTAAGGTAAAATAAGGGTTAATAAATCGTGTATGCCCATAAATTCAATTTGTTTTTCTGTCTGAATCATTGTTTTCCAATGAAAGGGAACGATTAATAGCTGATAGGGTTTTAGTTTGATAATTACGATGGTCTCATTTGGGTCAGGGATATTAGACAGTTTTAAGGTGGGTTTGTTGGCAGGGTATAAAAGAATCTCGGTGGATTCTTGAGGGTGAATCAATAGATGTTTGTGTCTATTTTTTTGCCATTGGTCTGGTAAATAGCCTTTGGAGTGGGTGGTATAATTCCATTTAAACCAGGCTTTTTTGATTTCTTGAATATCTTTGATGGCATCGTCTAATACAATGGGTTGCTTTTCTTGTAGTAAATTTAGATCAAAACGGTCTAGACTAGACTGTAGAATGCTGACCTTTTGTGGGTAGCGGTAATAGTAAGATACATATATATAGATTAGGATGGCAATAGCACATGCGATCCATAGATTCATGCTTTATACTAAACGCAAATAAAACTTTTGAGATATTTTACCGCATTATATGTTAAGAATGGCAAAACGTAAAGCAGGATATAAGTCAAAGATAAAAAGAGGTGGTGTCACGAATGGGGCACCGGGAGCGGCTGCAGATAATGGTTTAGACTTTAAGTTTAAGCAGAAACAACTTGAGATTGCTGCGCTGAATGCCCAAACAGAAGCGACCCGATCAAACCTGGAAGCTACGAATCAAAAAATTCAAACAGCTAATCAATTGCGTGACTCTGCCAGTGAGAGAAGCTTAGAAACGATAGAAAAAGCAAATCGCACGATTGATTTAATTAAAAATTTCTTTGGAGGCATGTTTGGATGGATGTTCCGGTCAGAGTTCCCTCTTGCACATTATATTACTCTATTCATCGTGATTCTTATTCTATTTGGAGCATTTCGCATTGGCATGTCTGGGAGCATACCCAATTTACGTATTGTTAGCACAACCAATAGCATTGTCAATGCGATAAAACGTTTTTTAAAGAAATACTTTGGTTGGCTCATTCCTTCCACCTATCGTATTAGCTTATTGTCAAATTTATTTACACCATTTGGTTCAGATAAATTAGAAGGAATTCCTCGGACGACAATTGGGGGTCGGTGCGATAATGTTTTATTGCAGACAGATGGTAATTCATGCCATAATACCTCTACACCAAAAGCGATTCAGTGGGTTATTGATCCAGATAATATTCCTGAAATGAATGAATTGCCACAGAATTTATTGGATAGTTTTACTGGAAATGGCAATCGTTTAGTGGTAAGCATTCCTTATGAAAGCACTGGATTGTATTATACGCCTAATTGCGATAAAATGAAATTCGCGGATGGAGCCCCTGCACAAATATTTAATCAACGTGGCCTATCAGATACGATGTGCAGATTCTCTGAAAAGGCATCTACTGTATATAAAACAAAGATGAACCGTCAAAATGACCAAAGCGATGTTTATAAATTATGTACTGCGTAATTAAGTAAAGGATGGCTGCGACTGTTCCTGTTAAATTAAGTGATTATGAAAAACAGACTTGTGTTGCCTCTAAAAAGCAAACGGTTCTCCCGGCAGAAATATGCACTATGGATACAGCTCTAAAACTTGGCATCGCTGATAAAGATAACTATTTTAAACCAGGATATGGGTCGCTTAAATCGCTGAATAAAGTGTTTGATGATAAGGATAGCGCACGTTTTAATAAACTATGTTACGAAAGTGTTAGCGTTGATATTGATAAGCCGGAGGCATATAAAAACTGTGTGGTTGAACATGGAATACCATTTACACGGAAAAAGGGTGATATGACGAAATGTGTGCCAGCAGAATGCCCCCCTGATTTTGAACAAACGCTTGATGGATGTAAGAAACCAGTGGTTGGTGACTCAACGTTACTGACCAGTCATTGTGATGAACGGTGGTATGATTGGTTCACTGTGCCTTATTATCAATTAGGTAATAAATATCAGGCAGATGAGAATGGTAAATGTTTGACTCCGTGTAAGGCGGGATATATACCTGGTTATGCAAAAGACCCTGTGGATGGTGCCAGTATGAATCTCTCATCAAAGGATGAATTAGATACATGCGTCAATAAATATAATTATTTTGGAGGTAAATACAAGGATGCAGTTGACTTTTGCCCGATAGCAATTGTAAAGAGAGTGGGCACAACCAAAGATGATTTGAAAAATGAGTTTATAGACCGTTTAGATAAGGTGGAAAATAAAAATACACGAACGGTGGATATTATTCAGAAAATTGTTCCCGGAGAAGTAGAGAATATCTATAAGCAATTAACGACGACTGCGACGATTGAATTTCCAACAGGAGATACGTTAAAAGCTTGTAGAAAAATACATACAGAAGAACGTCTGGCGGATACATATACCATTTGCAGAAAACTCTCTACGAGTTCAGACAGTGTTACTGAGCAATTCGTGAAAGATGGTCTTAGTGTAGAAGAGGCAAAACTAAGAACGAATATCTTGAAAAAGGCTTGCCATACACTTTTCTGCAACAAACAAGATGATGCGGGCACGGTCGTTGCTGGTAAGGTATGGCCAGAAAATAGCTGCCCTCCTGGTGAGGAAGAATGTGAGAATCGTATTACAGGAGAACCTATTTGCTTTGTAGATGTTGAAAATATGAACTTTGAAGAGGACCTTAAAAAATTAAAAAAAGAGCAGGCAGTGATTTATCCAGAGGTTGATTCAGATGCGTCAAAAATGAAATTAAATACATCGTTGAAATGGATGATCTATTGCATTGTGATACCTGTCTGTGTGGTCATTGCTTGGGGTGTCTGGACTCAGTTGCTATGGCCTTATATTATTCGTCCCCTATGGCGTCTATTGGTCAAACTATTGACTGGCTACAGAAAATCTGCACAGGAAGATATTGCGGAAATATTGTTAGAAGATATTAAGAATATTAGAGCACCTAAGGGGGCTAAGGGGGCGGTGAAGAAATAATTCTAATTCGGGCGGCAACGGGTTTGTAGGTAAGGCGATGGCCTTCGGTTGGGCCAAGGCGTGTGAGGGCGTCCATATGGAGTTTTGTGCCATACCCTTTGTGTTTTTCCATCCCATATTCGTATAATAGGGGGTTTTGTTGGCATTGTTGAACGATGCCATGGTCTCTATGTGTTTTGGCTAGAATAGAAGCGGCGGCAATGGAAAGGCGTTTATTGTCCCCTTGTTCAATACACGTGTAGGGTATGAATTCGGTGTCTTCTCCGGGCGGGATATAAGGAATGAAATGGTTGCCATCTACATAAATGTGTTGAAACATGAGATGAGGTGTAGCGATGGTCTGTTTATAGCATTCATGAATGGCACGATGCATGGCTTTTAGGCTCGCTTTTAGAATATTCATTGTATCAATTTCTGTATGAGAGGCTTCACCAATACCATAATAGAGGGCTTTTTCTTTGATAAATTTGGCTAGCATATCTCTTTTCTTTTCACTGAGTTTCTTAGAGTCTTTGATCAGTTGCCACTCTGGTTCAGGGAGGGATAGAGGGAGGACTGCTGCTGCAGCTACAACTGGGCCATAGAAACAGCCACGACCAGCCTCATCCACACCGATTTCATAGGTAGTAGGGAATTCCATTGGTGTATGGATGGGTGGTGGTTTTAAGGTTCATTTTTTATCTGTTTATGAAATCAAACGTTCGTATGCACAGAAGCCGTCGTATCACGGTAACCTATCTAGATTGTAATACCCTACCAGAGGCAATAATGCATGCTTTTGTAGTGAATGCCGAAAGACATAACGATGAATTTGTAGCGCCGAGACCATGGGTTGGAATGAAGAAAGGTTGTAAGAGTGCATATGATAATGTAGGTATCTTTGTTGCTGAAATACAGAAGAACGTGGTTGGTTGGGCAGTATGCAAAGCCGATCGGCCGAATAAGATGGTCTATCTTTCTGCGATTTCTACCAAAGCAGCTAAGAATACACAGTTTAAAGGTGTCGGCTCTGCCCTTATGAATGAAATACTTGACGTGTATAAAGCATTTAATTTTATATATTTGCTTGCAATCAATGATAGCCAAGGGTTCTATAAGAGATACGGTTTTAAGCCTTTTATGGAGAATGGTATGATGTATAGGTCGTTGAAGAGAGAACCGAATGAAATTGAATTAAATTGGTTGGAAAACATGGAGCTACATGGTGTTCTAATGGATCAGCTAGAGAATAAGGACGTGAATACGGCACATATTTCATCGTTGAGTATGGTCAAACGGAATCCAGAGTTATTTGAAGAGGTAATGGAAGCTTACAAAGATGGGGATATTCAAGAAGTAAAAAGGATACTTATAGAATTTAATGCTTAGGAATACTTAGAGATGCCTGAAGGACCAGAAGTCCATTACTTTTATCACTCAGTTGTAGCTACACTCAAAGGACAGTTTTTGAGGGATGTGACTATCTTATCTGGTCGCTACATAAAACACCCTGTTATACCGAATTTTAAAGAATTATTAGAGAGCCTACCTCAGAAGGTTATAAAGACTGGAGTGTGTGGTAAAAATATATGGATTTTATTAGAAAATGGTATGTCTCTATACTTTACTCATGGATTAACAGGGGGCTGGAGAGGGCCGGGGGAGGCGGGGGATAAACATAACCGGATTGCTCTGGTTGGTTCTAAGGAGACTATTTATTTTAATGATATGAGAAATTTTGGTACTCTACATGTAGCTACACAGAAGGAGGACTTGGAGAAGAAGTTGGCTACATTGGGACAAGATGTCATGTCTATGACGGCAGAGGGCTTCCATCGCTTTTTAGATGTATCTTCATTTCAAAAGAAACCTATAGGATTAATATTATTAGATCAAAAATATATATCTGGTATCGGTAACTATCTAAGAGCAGAGATACTATGGGCGGCGAGGGTTTCTCCTTGGACACTGGTAAAAGACTTGGGGCCGGCTGAGAAGAGGGCGTTGTATGTAGCTACATGTAGATTAGTAAAATATCATTATAAATGGATACAGAGACATAAGGATCCCCATTATCCCAATAGAGATAAGACTTTCCAAGTATATATGAAAGACGTGGATGTGGATGGGAGGGAGGTAACACATGAACCGTTGGGACCACAGACCATTCACTGGGTAAAAGAGAGGCAAATCATTTAAATATTTAAGGGGTTATTATTATAAATGTATTTTACAGATACCCTTGAACGTCGGAAGAGAGATATTACCCTATTTTTTGAAAAAGAGATCCGTGATCGTGTGGGCATGCTGCTGCCGGCAAATGTCCTAGAGTATCAATACAATGAGCGTTTCTATGTGAATGAAGAGAGTGATATTGTGCGTTTTATTGATAAAGAGGTGCATTACCCGAGTTATAACATTCAATGTGTGGTTATGCACGATTCGGTATTTCAAGCGCTACAGGCTGATTTTGAAAAGGAAAGGGAAAGCACTGGAATGTTTCTATATAAATAACACACCATTCACTGGGTGCAAACCATTTAAACATTTAGAACTATACTATTAGTAAGCTATAAAATGTCCTTCGCGAAAGAGCTCCAAACTATTTATCAGGCTAAAAAAGCCGAGCTTCTTGAGAAAAAAGACGAAAACCTAGAACGCCGGGCGAAAGACATTACCCTATTTTTTGAGAAAGAGATTCGTGACAATGCCAAGGATCGCATGCGAGTGCGGGCAGAGCAAGGCCGACCGACCGCAAATATTCTGGAATACCAATATAACGAGCGTTTCTATGTGAATGAGGAGGGTGATATCGTACGCTTTGTTGAAAAAGAAGTGAATTACCCGAACTATCGTATTCATGATGTGGTAATACGGGATCGGGTTTTCCAGGCGCTTCTGGTAGATTTTGAAAGGGAAATTTCTACGGCAGAGGCACCCATTCAGGTCATGAAATGGCGCCCTCGGGAATCGCTTTATGTGATTGAAACGGTATGGGGTAAGAACCGTTACCATAACCCTTATGGCTATGAGGAAGAGCGTGGTCGGAGTAGCGTTCGTGGCCGTGCGCCCCGTGGTCGTGGTGGTGGCGTCATTGTCAGTCGTGAGATGACGCGCATACGTGATCGCATGGCAAATGGTCGTTTTGATGTGCTGCCTTCCCTAGGTGGTGGGTTTTAGACAGAGAAGCTTATTTTTTCGTGCAATTAGATACAACCAATAAAATGCCGATATGTTTGCAAACCAACACCACATAGAGCCAAACGTATTTGATGTATAATAATTATACAATGTTGTGATCAGTAATAGAATAAAGAAGCTGATATGAAAGACTTTATTTGGAAGGTAGAAGCATATAGCGATGACGTAGAAACTTAGGTAGAGGAGGATTAATGGTAATTTCATCCAATACCATGCCAAGTGTCCATTTGAGGCTGGTTTCATAGAGAAATCTGTCTTTGACCAGGGTTGATAGGTGAGAAATGCGATTACACATATACTGTAAGCCGCTAGGAGAGACGTTAGAATTTTTCTATCTTTTATACATAATATAATAAATGCAGGTTGGAGTAAGATGGCGATGAATGCCAATTGAGATACGAGACGATTGTTGTATCCTTTCCAAATAAAATATTCAAATAATTGCATAACGATGAAACTTGTGAAATAGATAAATTCAGCAGTCGCGATGACGCCATTGTAATAGGCTAGAAGACATATAAATTCACTGAATAAGAAGGTATTTAGGCTGACATCGGCGTTCCAACACATTGGTTTGGTTTAAATATAAGATATTTTTTATTATTTACAGAGGAGCTTATTTTTTCGTGCAATTAGATACAACCAATAAAATGCTGCCACATTCGCAAACCAACACCACATAGAGCCAAACGTATGTGAGGTGTTATAGTTATAAAATGTGATGGCAATTAAAGCGATTAAGAATCCACTACGCCATATTTGGTGATTACTAATGACTGCAGATAGGATATAGAAAGCTAAGTAAATGAGAATAATGATAACCGGATATTTCATCCAGTTCCATGCCAAATGACCATTGGAGGCAGGTGTCATAGAGAAATCTATCTTAGACCAGGGTTTATACATGAATAACCCTATGACGGCTGCGCCGTATGCCGCGAGGAGGGATTGTTTTATTGTGGTTTGCTTTATAAACATTATTATGAACAAGGGTTGGAGTAAAATGGTGATGAATGCCAACTGAGACACAAGGCGATTGTTGTATCCTTTCCAAATAAAAAATTCAAATAATTGTATCACGATAAAACTATTTGCATAGATGAGTTCTGAGATAGAAATGACACCATTGTAATAAGCTAAAAGACATACAAATTCACTGAATAAGAAGGTATTGAGGCTGACATCGGCGTTCCAACACATGGTTTGGTTTAAACATATGGTATGTTTTTTATAATTATAATTATAAATATGCAATATACGATTACCACTTTAAAAGACGAGGATTATTTTGAAATGGATTATATACAAGAAAATGGTTTTGTGAATGCGACTAGATTGTGTGATTTTTATCAGAAAGATTTGAGTGTATGGAAGGAGGCTCATTATGAGGAGCTTTTTAATGCATTGGAGGCGTTTTGTATGGATCATAAATTAAAGGGCTATCATACATTGGAGTATAAAGGGAATATGTTTATAGATCCTGCTTTGGCATTTCATTTAGCTTATTGGATTGGTGCCGATGTAGGGGTTCGCTTCTGTGCGCTGTTTTTCAATATTGTTCGTGCATTTAAACATAAAAGTATATAAAGATTTAAGCTATATAGAAGGGTAGGGCGGTGGAAAGGGTGCTGGTGTAGCTTAGTGGTAGAGCGCTTGTCTTGTAAACAAGAGGTCGTGAGTTCAATTCTCATCGTCAGCAAAATGATTATTTTTATAGAATCTCTTATTAAACAGATACTCTTAATTTTAGAGAATGGATACACCAACTTATTTGGACGCACCTCCGCGGATTATTGTTATTGGCGATGTCCATGGTGATATTGGTATGCTCTGCGCTTGCCTGTATTTAGCGGAATTATTTAATACGAACTTGGAATGGGTAGCGGAACCTGTGAATACGATTGTTGTGCAAATGGGAGACCAATTAGATAGTCTTTCAAGAGATACTACTCAGGATTGGGAAAAGTTGGATGACTCTACATTGATTCGTTTTACAGAGAAATTAGATACAATTGCCAGACAGAAAGGTGGGCGTTTTATTTCAATGATTGGAAATCACGAGTTGATGAATATTATGGGTAATTTTATGTATGTATCTCCGTTGAGTATGAAGGTTTCAGGTGGCAACGAGGGACGCATCCATCGCTACAAGCCAGGAGGTGAAATGGCACGGTTGCTGGCAAACCGGAATGTGGTTCAGAAGATTGGTGGATTGCTCTTCTGTCATGCTGGCATTCTCCCACACCATCTTGAGATTGTAAAGAACCGCTTAGATATCATTAATGGTCTATTTCATAAAGTAGCGACGAATCCTGAGATGAGTGATATGGAACAATATGCCATGCAAAAATTATTTGTGGATCCTCTCTCTATTTTATGGAATCGTTACTATTTAGAGAACAATAATCTCTATTCAGATTCATTGCTAAAAGATGTCCTTGGTGCGACAGAGTGTCGGCACATGATTATTGGTCATAATCCAATGCAGCATATTACAGCTCTCTACGATTATAAGTTATGGATTACGGATATCGGTTTATCCAGGTCTTTCTCAAACACTACATTGGAAGTTTTGGAAATATTAAATGGAGGTATTCCAGATAATTCCAACGATCACCGGCCATTTCGTATCCTGCAGGCTGTAAAAAAATGAATGGTTTAGGCTTGAATGTGTAAGTAGGAATGGATCCATTTGAACAAAAAGTAGAGGCGCTTTTGACGAAGAAAGTAGCTGAGGCCGTTGCGGTAGCCGCTGCATTTAGGGAGAGGGAGAGGGATGCGGGGCTAGGAGATGGAGCTGGAGCTGGAGCTGGAGCTGGAGAGGGGGTAGGGGCGGCAGCAGTGGATGACGAGAGGTTGCCTTACAATATTGCGAAACATGTCGCTTATATCAAACAAGATGCATATATGAAGCAGAAGAAATCACTTAAAAAGCAGAGCGATATAGTATAGAGAGACTACCATGTTTAGTAAATACATTAAACTGATCTATATATTTCCGGAGGTAGAAAATTGGCCGGGTGAAAAAGTCGTTCAATGCTTGAAAGAATTGTTTGACCAATGCAGTTTGACGGCAGAGGACATTGAAAGGGTGCGAAATGAACGTAAAGCCCTAAAGTTTCTTTTGTCTTTGCCGAAAGTGGAACAGCGGTCAAAGGAATGGTTTGATTTGCGTGAGAATCGCCTTACCGCAAGTGACTTGGCTCAAGCCATGAATAAAGGTAAATTTGGCACTCGTTCCGATCTATTGGCAAAGAAAGCTTTTCCGGTTTCTAAACCCATGGAAATGATTCCACCACTGAAATGGGGTGTGATGTTTGAAGATATGGGCATGCGTTGCTATCAAGAGAAAATGGGTAATCCGGTGCTCTATGAATTTGGTTTGATTCCTAATCAAGAGATTGAATGTTTTGGTGCATCTCCAGATGGTATTACCGCAGAAGGCATTATGGTAGAGATGAAATGCCCTTACCGTCGGAAATACGATGGGAAAATTCCAGAGCAATATTACTTGCAGATTCAAGGGCAACTTGCAACATGTAAGCTGACCCAATGCGATTACGTAGAATGCTATTTCGTGACGCTTGATAATATGTGTGACTATGAGCTTACCATTCGGGAAGGAGATTCACATGGGATGATTGTAGAATATTCAAAAGGTAATGACTTTGAATACGAGTATTCTCCTACTGGGTATTCGGTCGTAGAATGTCAAGAATGGGCCAATGGGCGATTTGATGAAGCAAAGAAAATTGGGCGACCATTTCTCAAATTTACCCCTTGGAAACTACGTCATATGTTCATTGAACGGGTCTATTTTAATACGGGTGTATGGGATGGGTGTGTGCCTTGTATCTATGATTTCTGGAAAGATGTGTTGGATAAGCGCGCACGTGGTATTGAACCAGTGAAGGAAAAAGAAAAAGCGGGAAAAACTTTGACTGTTAAATTGGATTATAAGAAACCAAAGGTGAAAAGTAAATATAAATTTATTATGGACAGTGACGAGGAGAGCTAGGCGGGCGCGAGAGAGCATATTTGTTTATGTTTTTGGTCAGAAGGGCGCTGCGGTGTTTTTACGTAACACATATAGGCGTAACCGCATTCATTTTTCAGACATTTGGTATATCCCAAATTTACACCCGATAAGCCATAGCGCCATTCTTGGTTTATGATTTCTTGCGGTTTCATGGAATCTACTATAATCGGAATGCCGTCACACATGACACCTACAATGGTATGTTGAATTGCAAAGGCATTGATTGAAATGGCACAATGGTCTAGGTTCATGTGCGAGTTCGGTTTCATATATTCTACGATTAGGTTACGATGGTATTCATCAATGTTTATGTTGAATCCATAGGATGAGATACGCGCACTGGTGCTTTTTATTTTTGTATTGGATGTATCTTCATTGAAGATAAATATACATACTTCTACATTTGCAGATATAGAAGGATCATTCCATATATTAGGGTCTCTAATATTTATGATTTTTACTTTATTCGTATAGTCAGACTGATAGAGTGTATGGATCAATGCTTTAAAAGAGGTAAATGGAAATCCGCCCTTGGACACATTCTTTAAATTATTACGGTGTGTGGTATGCATAATTGAACATGCTACTGTTTTGGGTTCATTCTTTAGACCTAATTTAAATAACGTCGGTTCGGGTTTATCACATAAGACATGATAGAATACTTTGAAGAGGGCGTGTCTCGCAATCCGAAAGCGTATCGGCTGTTCTTGTTTTTCAATGTCTTTAATGCTATTTATAGGCGTCTGAAACACATGGGTATAATATTTGTTTGATAGAGAATAATTGGCATTATTCCATTCGGTGGTATCTAAGGGCTGTTCTGCTTTTAAAAAATTATACCATTCACGGACTAATATAGGCTGGAAATTATCGGATAATATAAGGGCATTTAAAGGACCATTAAAGTAGCACGTCTTAGAGAAGACGAGTTGTTTAATGCCTTTGGTGCATCGGGGGGTGGCCGCGGACATATTATACGTTAGTTACTATAATAAATGAAAAATAATGGGAAGGTGGGTGTGGGTTTTACACGGCGACGGGGACGGCTTTGACGAAGTGGTGCTTTAGGAACTTTTGTAGGTTAAAGTAGGTAACCTCATCCTTGTCAGTGCTGTTTAGGAGCTTCTTTAGGGTGGCATCGGGGCGGATGATACGCTTGTTGGCGGGGTCGGATAGGTTCTTGGCCTTCACGTATTTGTTGATCTCACGAGTGACCTCAGTGCGAGATTTCTCAGTGCCCTTGGGGACACCTAGGAACACACATAGCTCGTCAGAGATCTTGGTGGGCTTGGCGAAACCGTTGGGGGTAGAACGGGCGTTGGCACGCTTGCGCTCCACTTTGTCCGCGGTTTTCTTTAGGCGGTCAAACTCTTTCTTGACCACCTTCAGTTGGGCTTGAGCCTCCTTGAGGACAGACACCAGCTGAGACATCTTGTCCTCTAGGGCAGTGAAGGGAGACTCAGTGGATTCCTCCGTGGCGGCGACGGGCGGCACGACTACGGGCACAACGGCAGGGGCAGAAGCGGCGGCCGCGGCTTTGGTGGCTTTGGCAGGGGTGGAAGCGACAACGGGGGCGGCGACGGAAGCAGTGGGAGCGGGGACAATTTTCTTGACAGGCATCTTACTTGTGATGTATTAATCTCTAATCTTACCTTTAAATACTTTTCACAGCATTTTGCTCTGAGAATCTAAGATTTCTACCAACATTTCCAGTTTCTTTAAATCCCATGTTAAAAGTGTCTCTGCATCGGGCAAAACAACACGAGGAATAATCTTCAACTCGCCTCTTTCATTTACCCCTTTATTTGGTAGGGTAATTATATTATTTGACCACATAGGTATCTCTATATGTAGCGTTGTATTATCTAAATACAGCAACTCTCGGGTCGTTCCCCTAAAATAGTCCAAGAGGGACAATTCCACTTCAACCATTAAATCATTGCTTTCAAACAAATCTACGCAATAAATTTCATGTTCTTTGACTATATATTCTATATGAATAAACAATGTTTGGCCATTTGGCGTGATATGCGTATATAAATGGGTTGGATAACGGCTGCAATCAATATAGATAAAAACAGGGTCTATAATATTCTTTAAAAACAGCCTTAATTTCTTATCTTTTCGTTGATGAATCTCCTCCAGAGTGACCTCTACTTTTATAAAGTGTTCGCTGCCTTTTTGTTTCTTATATTCCCTAGCTGTATCCACGACTTTTTTCAATAAAGGGCCCATATTTTGAAATAATTGGGGGTCTGACATAAATTGTTCCATATAACTCCACATCCCTTTCCATTCAGTATGCGAGGAATTTGTAAATTCTTGATTTTTTAATAGTTCATACGCTACATTTATCTTCTTAAATAAATCTTCATGGACTTGTCTCTCTTCCAATGGCAGATGCGCTAGCTTATCGGGATGATGTTTTCGGGCCAACTCTATGTAGCGCGCTTTTATCTCCTCTTTGGTACTTGGATAGTTCAAGCCTAATACTTCATAGGGATCCATTAAGTATCATTATAGTATATACTGTTTAAGTATTTGCTAGGGCTCTCTCTTCTTGCTGCACCCACTGCTGTGTAAGATTCACTATCATAATCTTAATCCTCTGTAAAACTGCATTGTATTCCGTTTGATTGAAATTCTCTTGATTAATGTCCTCTACATATTTTATAAAATCGTCCAATGAATACATTAATTGGCGGCTAATCTCCTTATCTTTCTTGACTTTATCCAGCTTTTGCAAGGCGGCTGTGGTTATGTGATGGGTCAGGAGCGGAAATACAATACTATCGTGGGCGATTTCCCATTTTCCGTCACCCGTATGAATCATACTATGCGACTGTTTGGGGTTATGCTTTTTGATTACACGATTCTGCGGATTCTCAAATACCTTTCCGACAAAGTTATTAAAGCGTATAAACTTATTGGCGGTCTTATTGATAATGTTCTTGATAATCGTATTACTTATCTTATCCGTTATAAAATCGTAATTTAGATCTTCAATAGAGGTTGGAAAGGGTAAGACATTGACTTGTATATTGTTGTTGATCTGGATATTATTGATATGGGTTGCATTTTGTATAGTGGGTTGAGGTAGAATGGACGGTGGCGGCTGCTGTACCATGATCTGACTCCCTTTACATGTCTTGCGGTGATGGGCTAGAGAACTGCGGGAAGATAGGATCCTCTTACAATCATAGCATTGCAACGGATGTTCCTTACCATTACACATAACACTATGCTTTTGCAGATAGTATTTACTGGTGAATAATTTATAACAAGACATGCATTTATTGGCATCAACATTTTCACTAATAACATCAACATTTTTACAATCTGCATCAACATTTTTATAATCCTCTCGGAGGGACATGTTATGCACTGAACTGATATGTCGGTCATAGTTGTATTTCCGGATTGTAGTGTAGTCGCATTGTGAGCATTTATAAGGAGGAGATGAGCAGGCGAGCATCTTATATAATAGGTAGATAAATGTTTCTGTTTAACCTAAGATTTGTTACTGGTGAGCAGTTTTGAGTTCATTTTTGACGTGGTGAGTGAGTTACCAGAATGGTATAAAATGGGGTTTTTAGGGTATTTGTTACTGGGTAGTAAGAGAATTTACAGGATTGTGCATGTAACCTCATTGAAATGCAGGTGGATAAAAACATCAACATTTTTATAATTTTTACTCAAAAACATCAACATTTTTACAATTTTTACTCACTTACATCAACATTTTTGAACTTTTTACTCACCAACATCAACATTTTTGAAAAAACATCAACATTTTTACAATTTCATTTTCTCTTTATTCTATTATTATAATGATATTGATATATATATATTATTTTATATTACTGTAATAAATATAGTTGAGTAGTACACTATGCATATAGAGTAGGTGAGCAGAGGCACTGGAAGAGTGTCTAAAAAGGGGGCATTTAACGGGGGAGCGCACCATGATTTCATGTGAGTCGTGAAAAAGGCCAGGGCGCGCGCGCAAAAATATTTTTTAGCCCGCAAATAAAAATCACAGTCTCATAATGAAACAAAAAAAGGGCCTAAGTCTTCCCATTTCAGGTTGCTTACTTTTATATCAAATTTGGGTTTTACTTTCATACCAGAAAGGTATATCATGTGTTTTTTGATGACGTTGGGGTGAATTTTTTTATCTTTTCTACAATAAGAAAGCATGTCTTCAAGAGCATCCACTTCGGCGGCTACAAAAAAAACAACGAGAGCATTGGTGCCGGCTGCTACAAAAAGAACAACGAGATCATCGGCGGTGGCATTGGCAGTGGAAGCGGCCGTGGCAAAGGAAGCACATGTTGAGCCGGAATCCTTATATATCCGTTTAGCTGATAGAGACTACTATGATATATTGGATCGCTTACCGTTTTTACAACGGTTTTACGAAATTATTACAAATAAGCGCAATCAATCCTCCCATCGCGAGACCCTCTTAAAAGAACTCATCTCTGATAAAAAATATGTGCCTAACAAATTTATCATGACAAATAGGATATCTCTTACTAATACTAATAGTGAGACTCATACTTATACTACTTGGAAAAAGTTTGTCGGTCAATGGAAAAAATTACATAACGCTGAAAACGCGGATTACATAACCTTCTTTAGCATTGAAAACGATGAATTCTATTTAAAAAAAGAACAGGGTAACTCGACAGATGTGATTGTCATTGGGAGTAAGAAACATACACATACCATTGAAATGACTATCACGTCGTGGGTTGAATATATAGATATCAATATAGAGGGTTATAGAGAAGATACACTAGAAGAGATCAAATTTAATATTGACATGAACCATATAGACACGTTTAAGCCTGAACTATTCATGGATTTGTTTGTTGGTTTCTATTGGTGTATTGTGTATCTAAAACTGGAAAAGATCTCTCCTAAATTAATAATAATCACGATTGCTGGAACGGATAAAATTTTTACAGAAAAGACCGTAAAATGGTGGATTAAATCCGCTAATGGCTTACTAAATGGTATGAATAAGCTACCAGGGAAACATTTCCTTAAAAATACACTACATAAATAGCCAGTTGTATAGGCCAGATAATTGAGACAATACGTGGAAGATGGCGAATTTAATGGATAGAGAAGCAAACCAGATCCACGCCTTCTTCCAGGTAATATTACGCGTCACCACAAAGAATAGAATTGGGATACCTGGCAATAGACCCATCAGCATGGTCTCAATCGCAAATAAGAAAGGTTTATTTACAATAATGGAATAGTCATGCACGATTGCAGCGAGAGCAATGAGGTAAGCGAAACCAAAGACCAATATCACAATTATAGCTATTTTAAATAGGAAATATAATAGTTCTAAATCGACCATTGTTACTCTACTCTATATTAAGCAAAATATTATCCTATTACATATCTATGACAACCGTTTATTTACAAAAATTTTATAGGGAGTTTCCTAAGTTCTTACCTCTATTGCCGTATCATCAATACTTGGTGCAATCCTTTTTTACAGGAGACTTAAATACATTACCGAATCTTTTACTCTATGGCCAAAAAGGATTTCCGCACGATTTATTGATTGAATATGCTTTGGCTGATTATTTTCATTGCGAATTTCCTATACAGAAGCGCTATCCTCTCTGGAATGACTCTATGCCTTATATTGAAACAAATTACTATTTCTGTATTGATACCGAACATCCGCATTTCCCAAAAGACCTGAGTGTGCTGATTGATTTTATTATTAATATCGTTCAATCTAGGTCGGTCTATCTGGAAAGGCATATTATCGTGTTAAAAAACATTGACCAGATCGCAAATAAGCATTCTTCCTATATCTTTCGTTCTCTATTGGAACGCTTCTCACAGAATGTCTTATTTATTACAATGACCCATAACTTACAAATGGTAGAGCCGCCTTTGCGTAGCCGTATGCAGTTATATCGTGTTCCATTACCGACCATTACACAGATTGAAGCGATTATGGGGAAGGTGCGGCCACATATGAAAAAGATACATACGCGCAATCTAATGCTCTTGCTGTTTAGCGAAGAGGGTGGTGATATGCCCTTACTGAATTATCCGCCTCTGTTGGAATATGTTACACAAACTCCTCTAAATGCATCTAATATAAGGGCGCTTTCTTATAAACTCTTTCAATATCAAATCTCGGTGGGTGATTTGGCTAAAGATTGTCTGCAGTTAATTCAATCGGATACTATGAAAATGCAGTGGGTGCAAGAGAGCGCGATGATAGAGCATTCTCATAAAAACTCGGACCCAGTAAAGCAGTGTTACTATTTGGAACTTATGCTCCATTGTTTTCGCAAATATATCGTGGCTTAAAGACATTTTATCAAAACTTTTTATAAAGAGTCGCTCTAACGATGTCTCAAGAAACCATTTATATATGGACATGTGAAATTATGAAAATTATAAATCTTTATTTAATAAAAAAAAATGTATCTACGAAAACTTACCAGAGAGGTCTAAATGAAATTGATAGAACTTTGAAATCTTGCCTTTCTAAAATTGAACATATTTATTATACATATATATTATACCCTGACTTGGTGTGTTATTCACATTAGCATATCATAAATTGGGATTGATATTCGGTCATAACTTCTAGAAATTCATTGTAATGGGTGGGGAGCGGCTGCGATAGCGATGGTGCAGAGAGGGACTGTATATAGAGGCGTGTTTCAGTATAGTTCTTATGGTCTATCTTTTTCCATTTGGAACGTTTGGTGGCTTTTACCATCCAACCACTTGTAGCTGTATATTTTAGACACTCTTGGAGTGTGGTGGGCGCTGCAGAAGCTGTGGAGGCGAGGGATGTGGATGTGGGTGGTCGGGTGTAATTTATATCTATACCGTCTATACTTTTTTTATATCCGATGATTTTCTCATCTGAATGGTGTTGTTTGAGATGGCATTCTTCACATAGCACGATCAGATTGGATTTACTGTTTTTATGAATGGGTGGGGAAGAGGATGCGCGAATCATCCCGTGTTCATCGGCTGTGCATTGCTGCTGAATGTGGTGGGTTTCTTTGGCGGGCTTCCCACATACTTTACATTCGGACAAGATGACTTCCTTGTTATACTTACTGACGGCGGGTGTAACCACATACTGGTTTTGCTCCTGGAATTCTTGACGAATTTGGTTGGCTATTTTTAGAAATTGAAGGGGGAGCTTTAGCGCACGGCATACCTCTAGGCCATACAAGGAACTGCCATGACCCTCCTTTAGCGTGCGGTCATAGATAATCTTACCAGACGCCTCATCGTGGGCAATATGCATGTGGGCGATAAGAAGGGATGCGGTATTTTCTTTAATCAATGAAATATCTACCAATTCGTGTAGGTGGGTAGCAAAGACGAAGGTGCTCTCTGTTTTTAGCAAATGGTGAATACCAGCACTCACAATAGAAATGGCGCTAACCGATTCTGTTCCAGAGCAGAGTTCGTCGCCTAGCACAATACTATGGTTATCACAACGCTGTAGAATATTTTTTAGCTCTAGCATCTCTACCGTAAATGTGCTATGACCCCGATAAATATTGTCACTGCTCATAATGCGCGTAAAAAGATGATGGTAGGGTGCGAGTTCCAACGATTCACATGGAACAAACATACCGGCCTGTGCCATAATAATGTTTAGCCCAATGGCTTTCATTAGAGAACTCTTTCCAGAGGCATTGATTCCATACAAGAGAAATCCCTTCTTGGCATATCCTAGTGCTACATGGTTTGAGACATAGGGTTCCAAGTTGTTCAGGCGCTCTATAATGGGGTGACGCATGGCAGTTGCTTTAAAATAGGAAGCAGGGGTTGAGTCGGGCGTTACTAGGGTGGGGCGTGTATAACCATATTCTACGCTATTTCTGGCATTGGTGGCCAAGACGTCTATATCTGCAATGGTATGGATTAATTGATGCCAAGGGTGATGCCATTCATTGTCAAAGGAACTGAGAAAATCCTTGTAATAACGGACGTTGAGATTGGATAGACGTCTCTGATTACTGATAATGCGGTCAGAGTATTCCTCTATCGCTGCATGTGTCAAACGCAAGACCGAGCTGCTTGCGCTAATGGGTTTTACCTTGCATTCTTTTACATAGATAGTGCGGCCATCTACCTGAATAGAGGAGGTCTGCATCTTGAGAATAATGTCCCAACGCTTTTTCGTAATGCATAGAAAATAGCCATCGCGGTCATTGTAATCAATCCGACTGAGCGTGGTTTCATTTTCGCCGATACGCGAGAGCTGGGTGGAAAAGTCTTTTAGATTGGCCAAATCCTTTTCTACACGCACCACAATCTCGTCTAGGTCTGGGTAAATAGCGGGGTTAAAGAGAGATGTGTGAATATCCACCATATTGTATTTGGCACATTCGTCTAGGTTGAGGTGAGATTGATAGCTGTGCATTAGTTGTTGAAGCTGCTGCATTTCTGGATAGCGATCCAATTGTTCAAATACATTACGCGATGCGTCCAGAGAGATATCAATGGCTGCCCACTCCGATGGCTGTAGCGTTCCTAGAGCAATTTTTCGTAGAATGCGCTCTAGATCCATCACGTTCGTCAATTGTTGATGAATGGATTTATAACGGCTCTCTTGCTGATAATACTCTATCTGATCGTAATACCGATGTAGCTTCTGAAGGTCTATGATTGGGTTCAAGAGACGCTCCCGATAGAGTCGCCCACCAAATGCTGTAGCGCAACGGTTAAGAATGGTCATTAGGGGGAGCTCTTGAGAGGAGGAAGCTAGAATATTCAATTGTTGCACACTGTTTGATTCCAGAATGAAGCGGGTATTATTCTTTAGCAGGGTTGGAATTTCTATCTTTTGCACCAATTGGTCATTATGTTCATAGGCAAATTGTATCATGGCACAATAGGCGACAGTGGCCGTGGGATATCTCTCTAGTCCAATCCATTCAATCGGTGTAACAATGCCCTTTGGCTGGAAAGCTTTTTCTAGAACCGCATTTTGATAGGCATTCTGCTGATAGAGCTTTTCAAAGGATTGACCCCATTGCTGATGCGATACAATATGGCGATAACTCTCTACCAGTTGAGAGGCCTCTTTATAAGGGGTTTCACCCATGATTAGGATTTCTTTGGGTTGATAATTCTGAATCATACGAACCGTTTCATCCAATGCGAAATTGGGGTCTTCTTGGATAGAATACGCTTCATAGACATTGGAGACGCCTGTGGTAATATCTAGTAGGGCTATTCCTATGGACCATAGAGTTTTATGTAGCTCCCAATAGAGAGTCATTAGATAGCTGCCTTCCTGTGTAGCTACATTTAGATAGGTAGATGGACTAATAATCTCTGTAACTTCCCGCTTTGGGTTCGGTGGCGGTGTTACCTGGCGGATTAGAATAATGGTATATTGGTGTTGAATGAGAATTTGAATAAATTTTTGAATAGCAGAGATTGGAAAGCCTGCCATAAGAGGATTCTGACGCGAATTTTCTAGAACGGATTTGTTCTTTCGGCTGACTTGGATATTGCATAGGTCGCATACCTTGTAAATATCTGCACCAATTCTCTCTGACTCATTATGTATTGCGTATAATTCAAAAAAATCACCTACCTGCATAAATACGACGGATTTGTCTCCGTATTTATCGGCATACTGCTTCGCGTAAGAGATATAATCATCATAGATCATTTTGGATGGTAGCTACATTCACATATATATGGGCTCATATTCTTAAATGGCTGTAGCGAGCACAGTGTAGCGCCGTAGCTTAGGAGAATATCATATGCAGAATGAAACTAATAGACATACCGATACTGTTCATGACTATGTCTTGCCAGCGTCCATACCACCAGCCGGCGACTTGATCGGTATCTAATACATAATTGCATTTAGAGATATAGAAGGGATGGTCGTGGAAGAAACTCTCAATGATTTCCCAGAGGACGCCTAATAGGAAGATAAGAATCCATTGCTCTGGGTAGAAGTAGGTCAGGATGAGGAAGAAGAGCAGATGGGTCACACCCCACCCGTCTGCGAATTTATCCCAAGGGGCGGGCAGGAAGGTGGTGGTTAAGGGGTCTTTAAAGTTGGCAGATTTACAACGATAGGTGCCGTAAGCGGCAATGCTCAATACCACACCGGCGCAGATTAGAATCACTTGCAGAGCGGGATGAATGGAGATCATACTACTTTTCTAGGGCGATAATATTTTCTAGGGCCGTTAGCTTGTCTCCTATAGCTACTTTACACTCATAGATTTTAGAAGAAAATTCAATATCTACTCTGGAAGAGAGCTTGATCATACCCATATAGTCTCCTTGGCGGACGGCGGCATTAAGCTTGGCATGATTGACGATTCGGCGGGCAATTTGACCTGCGATTTGTGTGACGAGAATCGTATCTTTATCTGTCTTGATAGAGGTTACCATCCGTTCGTTGTAAGCGGATTTCTCTAAGAAGTAGGCTGGGTGAAATGACCCTTTATGATATTGGGTGCTGGCAATGACACCATTTACGGGATAGAATTGGAGATGTTGATTAAAGATATTTAGAAATACAATAACTTTGATACGTTGATTTTCTTTATCATATATAATTTTCTTTACCACACCATCGGAAGGTGCCATGAGGGCTTTCGGATTGGGATGGAAATCAAGGGAAGGGTAACGATAGAAAATCATGAGAGAGACCATGAGAAATATATAGAACGCTACGATATAGATGGCGTTTTTTCCGAGGAGGGAAGCGACTATGGCAGAGATGACAGTGATAGCTACACAGAGATAGGGACTTTCTGCGAAGAGTAGTGTTTTCATAGTGTTCTATACTTTAAAAAAATATTTTCTTTATATTAGAATAGGAATGTTACTTGAAATAACGATTCAAAAAAGATTTAGCGAATTAAAGGAGAAGGACACTACATTAAAAGGGCTTCAGATTATTGTAAAAGCTAATACACCTACTACAATTATTAAAAAAAAAGATATACCATTCTTATGGCAAATTAAAGATTTAATCATTGAAACAGAAGAAGCACGTCAGACAGAAGAAGCACGTCAGACAGAAGTAGAATTTAAAGAGGCAAAAGAGGCAAAAGAGACAAAAGAGGAAAAAGAGGCAAAAGAGGCCTTTATTTTAGAAAATTGTTTTGATAACTCTAACAAAGCAAATATATATGAATATGGAAGTAAAAAATATCTTTCTAACAGAGTCAGTGGAACATTTTTGATTACTACACGCATTATAATGCCACCTCTCGTGAGAACAACTCTTTCTGGTGGTAATTCTATACGAAAAGGAACACTTGATAGTCTAACTATAAAAGAACTACATGAGCGCTGTATAAAGCGTAAGATTAAATACTCTGGACTACGGAAGGCAGAGCTGATAGCTGCTCTTCGTAAAGGACGTTAAACATTCTACTTAAAAATAAATTTTCTCTAAACGTATATGAGTATCTATCTATGTCCCTTATGTCAAGAAGAAATGGAGTTGGGGGAGGCAGGGTCGCATTTAGTCTCAGAACATATGGATACGATGCTGGTTATGCTTGTTATGTATTCAGATGAAAATGATTTTAGTTATGAGACACTCAGCTATCTTTGTGATAGCATTGGTTATCATAAAATTGGAATTGAAGATATCAACAGGGTTGCTTGTAGCTACATACAAACAGATAAAAAAGAAGAAGTGTGTCCTATCTGTCTAGAACCACTGGGTAGCAGTGGGGCGGGAGAGGCATTGGGTAACAGTGGGGCAGTGGAACCATTTAATAATGGGGCGGAAGAGGCGGTGATCATGCAGTTGAAGCATTGTAAGCATCTCTTCTGCAGGCCTTGTATCACGCTTTGGCTGAAAGAGCATACCACGTGCCCGCTATGTAAGGACGACTTGAAAGAAATTGCGTAAATCAACCTTGTCCTTCTTCACAATCGGTGTATCAAACCAGCTGACCAGACCGTTCATTTGACCCTTATCCAGTGCCTGGTTGCAATAGGCATCGGCCTCCTTATTTTGTTCTCTGGGTATCCAACGACCATTTACGAAATTAAATTGTTTTAATAACTCTTTAGCCGTTTTATAATGCATTATGATACGAGGATGTTTGCATTCCCAACTGCCAAAGAGTTGTTCAATCACCAGTTTGCTATCGCCCTCTATCTGAATTTCTTTAAACCCATACGCGGCTGCCATTCTTAAGCCTGCGATCAATCCCATATACTCGGCTTGATTATTTGTCACAATACCTGGTAATTTACGAAATGTATGTTGTATCACTTGATTATTCTCAATGACGACGGCAGCACAGGAACCGTGTCCCGGGTTTCCACGAGAAGCACCATCAAAGCGTAAGACTTTCATTTGTTTGCGTTATAATACATGATAGATATTAAAAACATAAAAATAAGCGGTTAGATATTCGCAATATCCACATCATCTTTTTCGTTTTCAGCAAAGAAAATATAGTCGTTATTACTGTTATCTTCAGTGACCGTATTGCTGAACTTCTCGTCCTTGGTATAGACCTTATACAGATAGACGGGGAGATAGCCTTCGTAGCTGAGCTTATTGGCTTCCAAAAGGTCGTATTTATAAATTACATCTACATTTTTAACGTCTGTCTCATAATCGCGTCTGGAAATGAGGACAATGTCACCCACTTCAATCATAGTTTTTGACTTGAATTTACGCAGCGCACCACAGATACGCCCTACATAGGATTGCTTATTTTCACATACGACTTTTACGCGACCATTACCGAGCATATCCTGCACAATGGCATACTCCTGGTCTTTATCGGGAAACTCTAGAAGGCGCTTCTTGTCTTCCCTAGCGGAACGCTGTTTTGAATTTTGAATTTTTGATTTATACATGGTGCTTGTTCATTATAGATTCATATGTGCATCGGTTTAAATGGATTAAACATTTGGGTATAATGACGTCATATGCAACCAGATCATAAACTTCCACTGTCGGTATCTATTGCGAATCTGGAAGATTTCTTCAACAGCTGCCCCATTACACCGATATACTTTGTGTATTTTACGTGTTCAAACAGAAAGTGCATACCACATATCAAATCATTCTTCCGTGAATGGGTTGTTGCCAATAAAACAGTATATAGTATCTTGATGCCAAATGGATGGTCATATACATATGGTCTAAAAGCGTTACAACTACTAATTTATGTGGATAAAAGTGGAGTGGTAGCTTTTGAAAAAGAAAGTCCAGGGGCGGTGATACAACGAGGAAATAGATCTATCATTCCAAGAACTCAAACGCAGGTTACTGCCACAATCGGCGATCACATTACCATCGGAATATCACCCAGTAAAGATCCAACGGATCCATTAATAAACACCCATAAAACATACTATACACCTATGAATTCACCGCACATTCAATACGAGCGTGACGATATTAAATGTAATATCACTCTATACGCACAACCAATAGATGCAACATGTAAGTGTCAAAAGCCTGGCACGAATATGGGAACGCAATATATAGACGAACCTCTCGCTATACCCATTATTCAGAAGATTACGAATGTGTATAAAGGTATAGTCACTGGTGGCGGTCCTAAAATCCGTAGAAAACAAAAATATTTATACAAGGGTGTAAAGTATGACGTTCATGATGGACCTAGAAAAGGTAAATATATACATGTAGGCGGGATCCATAAATATATTGGCGGATCTCTAAAATTAACATACAAAGGAATCGGTTACGATGGTAATGGCTTTATAGACTTCTTATACGAAACTATTTTGTCAGTAGTAGCCAGCCGCGAGCTAGGTATGGAAAACATAGCGATGATATATGATGAAGAATCCTATCTTGATACAGATACGAACAAATACATCTGTATCATCTACGGATATACAGTATATGAAGAGGAGGAACGGGTAGCTATATATCATATGGATGCACTCAAAGCATTTACAGCCTATTATACCTACATAACACCTGAAGAAAAAACGACAGCATACGAGAAGACGTGCGCTGAAGAATTTCGCGAAGACATTGTGCAACACATCCCACAAGTGGTCGCGGTTTAAACGTTTGGGTATATTGATAGATAAATTGTGGGATGGCATTGCTGCCGTTGCCTATGAACGTATCCCTGCTGCGTTCCAATTATCAAACCATGGGATTGGTGTATAAAGAAAAGAATTTTGTCATTGGGTTTCCTCTTCACCATCATGCCGTTGAAATGCAAAAATATGTGCATGTGGCCTCTAAAATTCAACTCAATGAAATTGTGTATGACACCCATAAAATCTCACGACTCTATATTTCCAAAAAAGTAAATATTAATAAACTGCCTTGCTCTATTATGACCATGGATCTAACCGATATTTTGATTTATCCGCTGGCAAAAAATGTAGGTGTTGTATTCGCCCTGGAAATAATGGAAAATAACCCAGAAGAATATGTGTTTGATTGTGAATATGTGGAACCCATGTATAATCCTGATATTTTTAGAGCGCAGCTGGATAGCTTTTGAAGCTATGTGAGAGACCATAGACTGTGTGCGGGGGCGCGCTAAACTGTCATGCGGGGCGCAATACCCATGGTCATGAGCTCTTGAATCAGTAGCTTCATGGAATAGGGCACCCGTGCCTGCACAATATCAATCTGATTTTTACAAGAATTACATTTGAAGATATTTCTTTCAGGGTTCGCTACACAGAAGAGACCGCATTTCTTACAGACGAAGACGCGATAGTTATCACTGACATCTATCATGCGCTCTTTCAAGAAGCAACCCGCACCGTGCGCAACAATCGCATCACGCTCCATCTCACCAAAACGCAGACCACCATTGCGGGCACGGCCTTCGGCTGGCTGTCGGGTCAGTGTCACAATCGGGCCATTTGAACCACGAGAGTTTCCTGTCCAGACCGCCTTGCCATTGCGCCGCACCATAAACACTTCCGATGAGACACTGAGGCAGAAGACTGGGCCTTCGTAATAATATACCTGTTCGCGCTGGTATGGCGTATGGTTTGGCTGATTTACTTCGGGATTCATAGTGGTGGCATCCTTATCCACTTTAATCTTCCAGACATTGTTGTTGGCTACCACCACATGATCGCCATTGTAGATGGTCTCAGTGCCCTCTTTGATATAGAGGGACATATTTCCAGTCCAGCCCGCATGAATACAGAGCTTCATGAAATCGTCTGCCATTGTCTGATAAGGCGTATAGTATTCAGATTCTTCACAGTCCTTGGCGAAATAACCCCCTTCTAGCTGCATCGCATAGATGAGATATTTACATTGAGAGGCACTGAGCTTCCATACCCAATCTGGAAGACGCGACCCATCAAAGTCTTTTAGATAGTTATAGAGCTGGTCGTCTTTAATCAGGATTGTCTCTCCGGATATTTCATACGAATAGCCTAGCTTGTTCAGAGCCCCCGCAAGAATATCGCCAACGTATTCGCGAACACATTGGGAGAGGCATACCATTCTTGTTTTGGCTTCTACACCTCCCTGTGTGATCCAGATACCAAAGAAGACGAGCCAATCATACATATGCACCGGATAGGCGGCTGCGCATTCGTGTGGCGGCAATTCAAACTGCCATTCACGCGCTGACCAGTGTGCATCTTTCTTATATTTGACATACTTGCCTACAATATTCTCGGCTTTGGTCAAATAATAAGGAGACCATGTCTGATGGGTAGCGCGACAGGTAGAAATCCACATACGATGTTCGGCGGTCACATCCAGGTCTATCTCGGCATTGCGAATATGATACATTTTACCCTTATAATCAGGATAGTAATGTTGTTGAAGAGGACGCTCATACACGATCTCACCATACTGCAGTGTTGCAACCTTGTCCTCTGCGGTCAGATTCGGAAATAGCTTCCAACCCTCTTCGGTCAATACCTCGTGATCTAGGGTGAGACAATGCTGCTTATCCACTACCATGTGCTTTAGCCGCTGATAGAAGGTCGGGCCAATAAATATCTCTGTATGGATCATTTCACCTGTGCGACCATTATACATAATTTCATTACCATACCGCTCCAGTCCATATGTCTCTAGCACATCTGCGATTTTCTCCACAGAACAATCTGTAAAGGGTGTCGCATCGCCCAATGTGCCCAACATACTACAGGACTTGCCCATGATACACTCAATCAGCTGTCCCACTGTCATACGCGAAGGAATTGCGTGGGGATTGACGATAATGTCGGGCATAATGCCGTCCTTGGTGAAAGGCATGTCCTCCTGATTATAGACCATGCCAATCGTGCCTTTCTGTCCATGCCGACTGGACAGCTTGTCACCAACCGTGGGCTTTCTGTAACTGCGCAGACGAATCTTGGTGAATTTATAACCCTCACTATTCACACCCTGATAAGTCATATCAATGTTTCCACTATCGTTGGTTTTCATGACCGTGCTCGCATCGCGCGGGAATATTTGCCCCTGGACTTTGTGCGGCATTACTTTTCCTACCAGAATGTCGCCATCATCTACAAAGGTATTCTTCTGAACAAAGCCTGTCTCGTCTAGCTTATCGTAATTATAGGGTTTTACATGCGATGTGGTTGGTGTGGGCTTGGTGAATTGCTCCTCCTCACCCGTGCTGTGATTTTTAGAACACTGATCGCGATACGCCTTGTAATAAGTGCTCGTGAAAAGACCCCGATCCAGTGCAGATTTATTTACCATGACGGAATCTTCTTGATTGTAACCTGTCTTCGTCATAATTGCAATCACTGCATTGACACCCGAGGGCAGACTGTCTGAATTGGTGTATTTAGAGAGCTTTGTCCGTGCCAGGGGCTTCTGAGGGTAGTTCAAGACATGTGCCAGCGTATCAATGCGCTGGTTGAAATTAGACATATAGATACCGACCGCCTGCTTACCCATGGCAGAATTATGAACCGCGAAATGATCGCCACCAAAGAAGCAATGGTGGTCGGATTCTACGGTAATATCCGCGATACGGCAGTTTGGCATCGGAGTAATCTTCACCGACATAAACACCAACTCACCCTCATAGGTGAATGATTCGGCAACCCTGTATTCTTCAGAGTATAGAGCCGACTTGAGAATACCCACCTTTGTGGTCGCTTTGAAATCTTTCGGTGCTAGCCAACCCTCTGTGGTCATATACTTATGATCGTCGGTCGTTACAATTCGCCGACCACTTTTGGTCTCTACCTTCACAATTGGCTTATCCGTCGGGCGGACATATTGATACACCACGGTCGTCGTGGAAGTCTTTTTTGTGACCGGATTAAAGGTCACTACTTTATCACCAATGACCACGTCCTTGATGGCTTTCTTTGTGCCATTTGCCATTAGCACGGGCTCTTCTTCCCATAGACACTGATAACAGTTTCTGGGCGACTGATTGTGATCGGAGAAGGGGATATTGCAAGCGAGCACACCCAACATTAGGCTGGGATGAATTTCACAATGGGTATATTTAGGAGGAATATATGTCATTTTCGCACTCTTGGATAGATAGTCTTGCGTCATGGCCACCATGGACTTATCAATCTCATCCACATCCATGTATTCAATAAATCCTTCCTCATTCGTATCCAGCAGCGCGACATAATCCATAAAGGAACGCTGCGACATGTCCTTCCAGAAATCGGGATTCGCGCGCATCAAATGATAGAGGCGCAGGTCCTTGTTCTCTACAATATACAGTGGGCGACACATGCGGCCAGCCTCTGTGGTAATGGTAATAATATTTTGAGGCACATCCCATACGATACCTGTCATGGGAGAAATCTGACCTCTGCGTTTTAGGCTTTTAATGGTTTGATAAAAGGCGACGGGGTCTTGATGGTAGCCAATGAGGTCGCCATTGATCATAATATGAACCGATTTGTCCTCACCCATTTCGTTCAGATATTCCATCGTATTGGTCACCTGGTCGTTAAAGATTTTAACACCGAGCTCCTCTACACATTTGCGAACATACACGCTGCTGGAGGAGGTCGTCACTCTGGTGCTGAGCGCAATATTCTTAACCAGACCTACGGAACCGCCCTCCGGTGTTTCGGCTGGGCAAATCATTCCATATTGGCTGTTCTCTAGCTTACGCGGCTGCACCAGCTTGCCATTCTTCTCCATTGGCGTATTGATACGGCGCAAGTGCGAGAGCGTGGATAGATAAGACATGCGGTTCAATACCTGGGCAACACCGGCACGAATATTTTGGAAGCTGCCTAGGGTTTTTACACCCCAGTTGCCCGTTGAAAGCGCATAACGAATTCCCATATCTACCACCGATTGTTTGATAAACCGATGGATATTTGACGCATTGATAATATTCGCGGGAATGGTTGGTGTTGCCCGCCATTGCTGAATCTCGCGCTGAATGGAATTACGCATCTCTTTAATCATCTTGCCCCAGCACTGGCGAAAGAGGTTGCTCAGTAGCACACCAGGCGTGTCAATGCGCTTGTGCAGATAACTGTCACGGTTGTCGGGCAGCTGATAGCCCAGGTAAATCTTTAGGATTTTACGAACCATAAACCCGAGGTAGAGTGCCTTTCGCTTGAGACTCTTACCCACATGAGGCAGGAAATCATTCTCAATCACATGGAGCAGAATCTTCCGGGCTTGCTCTGGCTGCTCTAGATATTCCTTCGGGGTGCCAGAGAGGCTTACATAGCGCATAAGGAACTTGAGCGCCTGCTCTTGGGTATAAATATCCGAGGCATCATCCACCGTGGCCATCAACTCAATCAGCATTCGGCTCTGCTTCTCATCCCCAATGTTGAAGACGATATGACTGAGAATCTCCTGGTCGGTCTGCACACCGAGCGCCCGGAACATAATGAAGAGGGGAATCTCCGAACGGATGAAAGAGGTATTTAGGCGAATGGTGCGGCCCATGTGGTTTGGCTTCGCACTTAGGATTAGACTCGTCGTCTTCGGTGGCAGAAACACACCATCGGGCGCCGAACGAATCTCTGCCGTCAGCCCCTCTGTAAGGCAGCCATTGGCCGAGAATACCAGTGTCTTATTCTCGCTAATCCGATCTTGACTGATGACCACTTTTTCATTTCCATTGACGATGAAATAGCCACCGGGGTCATAACGGCATTCTTCGCGATCACTGTTCTCAGAAATGCCAGGGATTTGATTCAGGATACACGCCTTGGAGCGCACCATGATCGGAATCTTGCCCACATTCACATTAGGCACCTTGACTTCATTTTTCTCTTTAATATCGTCGGCGTTGATCGTCTCGGTCAGAATATGCACATCCGCATAGAGGTTGGACGCATAAGTAGGGTTGTTCATGCGAGCGATATGCGGCGTCATCAGAATCTGGCTACCATCCTGCTGCTGGAAAACAGGCTTGGAGAGCGATGGGTTCTGGATATTTATAAAGATTTTATAGGCGAAATCCTTCACGCTCTCCTTGTAGTTGTGGCAGATTTGGATAGAGTTGAATCCCTGAATAATCTGCGGTAGCTTCTTATCAATGAATTCGTTGTAACTCTCAATCTGCATCTGCACAATGGGGTTGGCATTCTCCTTGCCGCCGCCCTGCGCGAAGTAGCGATCGATGATTTCCCAAGAAAGGTCCTTCATTTTGTTTGAGGTGATATGTATGGGGGATATAGGGATGGATATATAGATATTTTAGATTCATCATTTTCAATTTTTATTACACCCATTAAAGAGATGTCGCGTTTAATAATAAATGCGCAATGAAGCTACAATATATGTCTGATATTCATTTGGAAACTTATAAACATCCGTTTCCGTTGGATCCTGTCGCACCGAATCTGGCGTTGATTGGAGATATATGTGGTGCATATCATAAGAATTTAATTCCTTTTCTAGAAAGGTGTGCGGCCAATTATGAAACGGTGCTGTTTGTCCCTGGGAACCATGAATACTATGGGCATACGCTAGATGCGGTTGAAGAATCTTTGGAATCGCTTTGTGCGGAACTAGGGATTGAGTATCTGCAGTGCCGAACGGTTGAGATAGATGACGTTGTAATTTCTGGATGCACCCTATGGTGCGAACCTACGGTGGAAGCATTTGAGCGAAAAAATAAACGATATTGGTTAAAAGATTATTCTAGGGATCAGATGATTCAGGAGCACCAGCGGCATGTTGAGTTTCTGAATCGGGCACAGGCGAAGTCACATTCTCATATCTTTTTAACCCATTACGCCCCTATGGTTGAAATGAACGGAATCTACCAAGACTTACCTTCGGTGAGTATGTTTGCGACAGATTTAAAAAGAATGTTTCAGGCACCGCTGCGGTATTGGTTATGTGGTCATGTCCATCAAAATCTTACACTGTATGAGAATGGGATTCCATGTCAAACAAATTGCTTTGGTTATCCAAACGAAGCAGATGTTCATGCCTCCTTTGATTTACAAAAATGCGTTGAAATTTGACGTTTTATGAAGGATTCACATTGTGGTATCACTGTGGCCAATGTATGCATTAGAATTGTAACGATATTGAACATTGGGAATTGACGCATAGGACAAGTCATTTATATTATATGTGTATAGAGAGCTTTATACCTATTTTATTTATTTTTAAAAAGTGGCTATATATATAGATGTCTGCAGTGGAAGAACTGCCTGCTTATTTAAGTAAAATGAATCGGGATGATATGATAAAAGTGATTAGCTCTCTCTCGCCGAAGGAGATGAGTAGCTTATCTGCAAACAAGGAAATGCGCGAAATAATTCAAAAGAATAGCGAGGAAATTTACGATTTAAAAATAAAAAAAGATTTCCCAGGGATAAATTATAGAGTTATTAGGGATCTACTTGAGTTTATCAAAATGATGTATCCTTTTATTATAACTCTATTCATTTTAAATGAAAAGAAAATGGCGGAGTTAAATTTTAAAACCATTGAGCAAGATGTGTATCCCTTGTCAGATAAACAATATGATAGTGTGATTCAACATTTTACACCGTCAACACAGGCATTTGTATGGGGTCATCCACTGTTATACTTTTATAAATTTCGTTTCCTAAACATTAAATACCATACGGATGCATTTAATAAGAAATATGAGGAGGAACTGGCGAATGCGAAGAAACTAGATACTGTTAAATACACCATGCAATCAAATCTTGCATGGGTAATGATGCCATTGGATGTGGCCAATCAAAAATTTGCAGCGGATATAAATTTTGCATCTAAGATGCGAAAAGAATGGGAACACATATATACCCAAATGGTTGCGAAATTAACCGAATTACATGGAAAGCGTCTGGCGCGTATGGCAGAAATTGAAGGGGAAATAGAGGCGGCCAAGCAAAAAAAAGCGGCCGCAGCAAAGTTAAAACGCGAAACACGTAAGGAGACTGCGGCGGCTCAGGTCGCAGCGGAAGAGGCCGAGCCCTCCACGAGTGGTCGCGTAACACGTTCTCGCACACGTAGTAATCAGTAAATTTAAATTTTCTTTTTTAAAAGTAGCTATATAGATGTCCAGAACTGTGCCACGTGGATTTGACATAATAGATGCCTTGCTTTCGCCAAAGGAACAAGTAAGATTATCCAGCGCGAGCAAGAAGATGCAACAAGAAAGTGACGAAGCCGCTCATATAAAAATAAAAAAAACCTATCCTGCTCTGAATAATAGAGCAACCTATGCCCTTCTGGATTTCATAAAAACGCAGTATCCTTATAGCATAGATACCTTTATCGTAAATGATAAGGTTGCTCAAAGTTTCGCGAATGCCTCAGGAGAATCTTACCTTGCGTCTTATAAAGCACTTGTAAAAAAATATCGTAATCAACCAGGGTCTTCTTCATTTATAAACTTCTACTTGGTTCGTTATCTAAATGAAAATGCTTCATTTAGAAAACAATTTGATGATGCACTAATGTCATCTAACATGGACACCATACGGGCTAAAGAAGCTCTGTTGGAAGGTTTAATAGATTGGCTCGCACAGGTAAATATTAGTATGAATAGAGATGCGCCCCTATATTTTCCAACGAAGATGAGAGAAGAATGGACACAGATGCATACCCAAATGCGAGCTAAACTAGAGGAAATTAGACTGGAGTATGCCCGTTATCATATTCAGATTCATAACGCAGAAGAACGTCGTAGAGAAACGGCAGAACGCAATGCGTCGGCACATGCTCAGGCTGCTGAGGTATCGGGTAGAGGAAAGGGCAAGGGCAAGGGGCGCGCAGCATAAAGGGTTTAAACATTGGAGTGGTGTTAATCTACAATGGACGAGGACGTAACAAGCTCAAAACGTAAGTATGAAGCCGATACAGAAGCGGAGACAGAAGATACGTCTTCTAAACGCGCGAATTGCAAGATCGCTTATCATTTAGCGCCGAATAAAATACTATATCGCGATCCTTCGCGTAGCAATCGCTTTTACGATCATTGGGATTTTGAAATTAAACAATTAAGTGACCTGATTTTGCTATCGGATTTTTATTCACAAAAAAGAAAAGTATCAAAGAGAAAACAGCACAGTATTCCGTTTTATAAAATCTATACGCTACATGAATCCATTACGCGCTTTATCAAAATGGTGGGATTGGAAGATATGAAACGTGAAGTGTTAAAACTGATTGTCTTTTATCTACAAGAATTGGACGGGGATGGGAATCAAGACATGCTCCATACCGTGGTGTATGGTGGGCCAGGGGTTGGTAAAACGAAATTCATTTATATTCTCTCTGAAATTTATGCGGATTTGGGTATCTTGCCTGAACGTAAAGTGACGTTTGCCAAGCGCGCGGATCTGGTGGGACAATACTTGGGACAAACGGCCATTAAGACCAAGTTACTTATTGAACGGGCGATGGGTGGCATTCTGGTGATTGACGAAGCATATTCTTTGGGAGATACTGAACAGAAGGATAGTTTCTCACGCGAATGCATTGATACGTTAAACCAATATCTAAGTGAATACAAAAGTGATCTGGTCTGTATTATTGCCGGCTACAAAGATGATTTAGAGAGGCGCTTTTTTAAAACGAACCCTGGATTGGCGCGGCGTTTTCCCTTTAAATTTACCATTCCTGATTATTCGGCGGCGAACTTAAAGGATATTTTTCTGTCCATCGTAGAAGAAAATAAATGGGCGATAGAAGAGGGGGCGATAGATGTGGAATTATTGCATAAATATAGAGACCATTTTGTATTTAATGGAGGAGACATGGAACTGCTTTTTACCAAGGTAAAGTTTATTCATAGCATGCGTGTCTTTTCGGAAGACCCGAGTAAGAAAAAAATTATTACCAAGAAAGATTTTGAAAAAGCGGTGGAGGAATTTACCGACAATGAGGCAATCAATGAACAAAAATATATGAAAGAATATTTGAAAATGCTATACATTTAGCTGCGAAGAGCTTTTATTAATTCGGCTTTTCGCAGACCAGAATGCTTAATTTTGCGAGCCCTACATTTATCTTTTAGCTCTTTGACCGTATAATCTTTTAACATTTTTTTACCACCCGTTAGAGGAAGCATTTTTACATATATCGCAAATTTAATTTTATTATGTTTTCTTTCTGAATAGAGAGAAATCTCTTTACTGTCAGTCATTACCATCCAATCAAAAGGTCTATAATATTTTTTGATATCCCTAATATAAATAGTATCCGCGATATATCCCTCATTATTACAAATGATTAATGCGGAATAATGAGGATCTATATTATTAATTGAATGGAGAACTGCAGCATTTAATACATAGTTATTATTACCATAATATATGTTTTGAATTTTTGGATTAAATTCCTCTACAATAATAAAATCAGGATTTGGATTTGAAGTTACTTGTTCTAGTGTAGGATTTACAATTTTTTTTATTTCTAAATTGGGTATATCCAAAACATTTAAAATTGAACGTAATCCATTTATAAAAAAACCTCCTAAAAATTCTATATTTAATAGGGGCTTTGCTCCAAAGGATTTAGATGCCGTTCTGGCTATAAAGCCTTGTTCTTCTATATATTGTCTATATAAATAGTAATCAATAAATGATAAAGCATAATCCCTTGATAATTCCCTAACGCATGTAGATGATATATCTACCGGATTATAGGTATGTCTTCTATCTTCCATATAATTTATTAAATATTCTCTAGAATATTGACTTAGAATTAATGCATTAAATGATGCTGTAAACCAACATAATAATGTATTTTTATTACTTAATAAATTAAAGTTACATTTATTAACATCAGACATTCTTTATATACATGACATTTTATATTTTTACGGTTTAAACCAGATGGGTGAGGGTATATTTATTGACCATTTTATAGACGTGGTCTTTGAGTTTTTTATCTTCAAAGTGCGATGTTATTTTTTTGAAATAAGTGGAGATATCCGCATACATGTGGTTTATAAAGGGTTGGGCACCCCCAGGATGCTGATAGATCCATTCAGTCACGTCAATGAGCCGCGTGTTTTCTTCGTTCGGGAGTTGCAATAAGACCCACTTAACTTCAGGGTATTGGATTTTAAAGGCTTGCAGTTCGGCCTTGGTAATGGAGGCTTTATTCTTGAATTCTTTCTTATAGGATTGGCCTGAGCCTCCTGCTATTGTGGTCGCTATTTTTTTGATTTTATGGATGGCTTCTTCTACAGTTTCTAGAGCACCTTCAATCCAGCCTTGTCGCATGCTGTAACTTTCTCCGACGATAGAGATACGGGGATGGATGGCGGCCAACTCTTTTCGTATCTTTTCCGGATCCACATTTGGTATCCAGACATGCACGCCTTCTTTCCAATAATAGGACTCGGTCCATACGATTTCTGGTATCTTTTTTGAAGGAAAAATCTCTTGCAGCTGTTTTCTTAATTGCTCTTGCAATACCGCGGCGCCTTTGTCCGAATAAATTTTCCAATAATCTGCATCAAATAAATCGGAATAGGAGATCATTGCGACGCCATTAAGAGGGTCTATTGGGATAAATTGACGCAGTTGTAGGTCGGTCGTGAATTTGGGTAATTCTTTGAACCATGGTTTTGCAAATTGGCCATAAATTCGGTGCAGGCTTATGGGAACTATGGCGTCAAAGAGGGCCCTTGTGTAATCGTTAAAAATAGGGATTTCCATCAAGGCTTTTTTGGGGAGCGCAAAGAATAAATAATCCGCTAGAAATTCTTTGCTCTTGTTTTTTGCTTTTAATTTAAACCCATTGTCCATGTCTTTTATTTTATCAATGATGGTTTCTTTATAGATGGCGACTCCATGCTTAACTAAATCATTTTCCATGCGCACCACAAGCTCCGTAAGGCCTTCTTTGCAGATATAATAGGGATATTTGTTTGTAAAATCTTCTTGAAATGTTTTTAAAGAGGTATAGGCATTTTCCACTAAGAATTCGGCATTGTATCCAAAGGCCTCTATCAGTAGGCGGGTCTTCTTATAACCAAGGGCCATTTCACACAATTGACTGAAATTAATTTCTTTTAGTAGCGCATTGGAAATGTTCTTACTATAATCAATCACCTTTTGAAGGAGAAGCGATTCATTTACTTTAACGATAGGAGACTTGCATTCTAGGACGGGGTAAAAATCTTTATCGGTAGAGAGTTGAGCAAGTGTTAGACCATAATAGTGTATTAAATGAATCAATTGTTGATGGTCTTCATTGAATCTTCCTGCACCGGCTTCTAGAGGTGGTATTCCCTCTTTGTAATTGTAAATGGTATGTATATTTCCACCGAGTCTCTCTTTTTGTTCAATTAAGGTCACTTTCCATCCTAGTTTTATACATTTTAGAGCGGCATACATTCCTGCGATTCCACCACCCAGTATAACGACATGCTTCATTTATTCTATATAGGAAAATTAAAATATTTAAATCTGTTAAGGAAATGACATGGCAACAGTTCTTATGGATCATTATTCCATCAATATTCGCCATATTAGTTTGGATAAAGTATTATCGGATTGAAGAGCCTTTTATCTCCACTGAGGAAAATCAGTATCTCATTGAACTCTATCTCTCGGTGTTAGATAGAAATCCGACCGCGGCTGAACTCAGTAAGCATATCAAAGCGCTGGATCGTAACGAATACACCATGGGTGAATTGGAGATTCGTCTCTATAACTCGGAAGAATACAAGCGCTTGGTGAAAACTCAAAGCAATGTTCTTTCCCCTGAAATGTCTCGGATGATTGAAGAGAAAGAGGTTATTGCTTATGTGAAAGAGCTCTATCAAAAAGTATTAAGTAAAAAGCCGATTAAGGAGATTCTATTGCCCCTACGGGATCTGTTTATCTACTTTGATTACAATGCTTATAAGTTTATGGCACTCTTACGCCATACGAAATACATGGACTTTGAAGATGAATTCAAGAGCAATAAGAATTTATCCAAAGAGGCGCTGATAGAGCTGTATTTAAAGACCTTTGACGATGAACTACTGATTAAAAATGGGGAAGCATTGAGAAAAACGGAGAAGCTAACCCCGTTGGGTCGTAAATTTGAGAGTAAGGATATTACGGGAGTCAGTGGTGGTAAGATTGATGGGGCACTTCTTGGACTAAGCGATACGGATACCAATCTGTTGCTGAAATATCTGAAAGAAAAAGGTTTGTTCGGAAATAAGGATGAGGCTGGTATTTATTTAGCAAATGGAGGAGAGGCTGGTGCAGCGGGTGCAGGCGTTAATTATTACCCGACAGAAGTAGCTACCGGGGCTTCGGGTAATATGTGCACTGGACAGCGTGTCTATTTACCGACGGAAAGTAAGATTCGCCAAACCAGCTTTGGCTTTTCCGTGCCAGAGAAGCATCCTCCAGTATGTATTCCTGTGGGTGGTAAAAGCCCGGTTTCGCCCGTCGTCTTTGGAGACTTAATGGGCACTCCATTGGACGATGCCAACCAGACGCAAGTGGGTTCTATTATGCCTAAATTTGAATACAATGAATATATTGAAATTCCTTGGCAGGGCGTGCCTTCGGGTATGCCGATGACGGGCCCCAGCAAAAATACACCGGGTGTGGCACCGGGGGCGGCAGCAGCGGTAACTAAAAATGTAGCGGTCGCAGCAGAGCCAGAAGCGGCGAGCCCGGCGGCCCCAGCGAAAGCTACAGATGCGGTGGCACTTGCCACACCTACGGGTTCTGCTGTAAATAAAGGAGCGGGTATTGGTGGCACCAGCACCATTAATATAAATATTACAGGATCTGGAGCGGCAGCTGCTGGAGATAATACCGCACGGGATAATATATTGACATGCATCTCAAGTGGAGGTGTTTATAAAAATAATAGCTGCGGATTAGCATCCGATTATAATATGGCTGCGGGGGCGTCTAGCTATACAGATAGATGCAAAGCAAGTGGAGGCGACCAATATAAACTAAATGATACTTCTATTTGTAGCTATTAGCGGGCATTTTTGCTCGGGTCGCCACTTAGCTTAATAAGAGGGGGTCGCCGCGCAACCGCAGCCGCCACCTTTCTGCACTGTTTTCTTCACGGTTGTTTTCTTTCCACCGCATTTATCGCATTTTTCTTTTTTATCTTTAATGTCTTTCTTAACGTCTTTGGGCATTCTAATATAAGCGTATATTTTTATAACTATTCTTTAGAGGAGCAATGTCATGCCATTTAATGTATCCAGAGACTCCACCCATTGTCAAAGTTACACAATGGGTAAATAGAAATGAGGTCATTCATTATTACTTCGTTTCAAATCAATGGTCTGACGATATAAAAGCACAATTAAAGCTCTTTGAAGGGCGCAAATCATATGACAAGGGTATGTTAAAGAAACACTTAGGCGAAGCGATCTTTCAAGACCCAGAATCCGCAGCGATTCGGTTTATCTTTGAAACACTCTATACCGATGATTCTGTCAATAATGCCGTTCATAAATTAGCCATCTTTTTAGGACGGGAGACAACTAAACGCGTGCCCTATATATGGACAGACGATGGTGGTGCCTTGCGTTTTAACATATCTTCATCCCCATACAATGCAAACCCATTTATGGTCGTCAAAAGCCGTGGCGGTGAGAAAGCCGTTGCACAATTTACTGGAGAAAGACTGTTATGGATTACCCATTTTAATTTGGTCTTCTTTGAAGATTTAAAAGGCGTTACCCCTGAGATTATGTCTTACTATTTCCCGAGTGAGAAAGATGTGTTAAACCTGACTGCACGTATGCAGACCAGTTATCTAAACGAACAATCCCTCCTAAATCGCCTCTGGAAAACAGATCGGCGGCGACACCAAGCCATGACCCAACAAAGCCTGTGCGTCTATAACAGGGCCCTATTTAAAGGAACTCTGAAAATGAAAACGGCGCTCAGCTTGACCCAGATATTTAATGCCATCCACTCCTCTAAGTTATGCTCTTTTATCCAATTTGTTGATGACCTCAACCATATTTACTATAAAGTGTTTAAACAACATCGCATTCCGCTGGATTACTTTGAAGAATGGACGAGTATGGATAAAATGAATGGGCAAACTCAAGTGGTCATCTACTCTTTCTTACAAGAGAGCTCTAAACTGTATGCGCAAATTCGGATAGATAGCGCCTATAATGTCTATATTTTCTATAAACTGGATTTCTCTGAGAATATTACTTATGAAATTCTAAAAAAACACAGCCAACAGCTGACCGATTATCTACAACAATTTCTTAATATATCCGTGATTAAGCTAGAGATTGAAAATCTATCTCTGCGCACCAATGTCATGGTTAAAAATCCGAATCTAAAGAACATTTCTAAATATATCTCTTCGTTATTGCCTATTTACAATGTGGATTCAAAGATTCGGATTCAAAAGAATTTATTTGACTTACAGTTTAAACGTATCCAGAAATATGGACAAACCAAGAATATTCGGGATTATATTAAAAGCCGTATCGCTCTGGATATCCCATTGCTAGATATTATCATTGACCTGCAAGAATATGGTATGGACGAGGCAGAAGTGCGAGACTACTTTGAAGAGATTCGCCAAGAGCATGAGCGCCCGATTCCAGAGCGCAAACGTAAGGATATTCGCAATATTGGGCTATTGATGCATTTGTCGGTTATTAGTTTTGGTATTCAGATTAATATTGACAATGCTTCCTCGTTTCACGATATACACAATGCCTTATTCTGGACGCGGACGGCGCTACTGTATTGGGAATCATTAGAACAGCCGAAAGCAAAGGGGGTTGGTGTGGGCAAGGTAGAGAAAGAGGAAGAGGAAGCTGAAGCGGAGGAAGAGGAAGTGATTGTGCCGCCGCCTCGTTTAGTATCGCAATCGCCACGGATGCCAAGTGATGGCAGCGAACTCAGTCTTGGGTCAGACGATGAGTTTGAAGGAGGTGCCATTGGAAAGGAATATCGGCGTTTCTTCAATACCATGTTGAAGCAAATTGACCCCAATATTTTTACATTGACCAAAGGCTACGCTACAAAGTGCCAAATCTCTGATCTGCGACAACCCGTGGGCATTACCAAAGAACAAAAAGCAGTGATTGATGCATCTCCTTATAAAGATGGTTACGATAATGCAATTGAATATGGTAGTGACCCTAAGCACCCGAACGTCTATATATGCCCACGCATTTGGTGCCCTAAATCACAAGTGCCCTTAGCACCTGGACGCGCAGACCAAAAATGCCCGCTAGACGATGAAGAACCCATGTTGCTCTACAAACATCCCACTTGGCACAATAGCCCCGATACACCTCATTATGTGGGATACTTAAAAGAGACTGGTCATAATGATGTTAAGTTACCCTGCTGTTTTAAAAATATTCAGAAGGATAAGAAGGTTGCGAAAGTTGTGAAGGGTGTAAAAGGCGAAAAAGGCTTGAAAGGCGTAAAGGGCGAGACGGATGAAAAGGAGCCAGAGCAGCCAAAAGTAGAAGATGAAGGCTATATTATTGATAAACCGAAACAATTGGCAGATAACCGTATTGGAACCATCCCACAATCGCTTCATGAATTTCTCTACCCTACGGTTCCATACCAACTCTGTAAAAATAACGTTAAGACTGCACAATGCTTACTGCGCCGCGGTATTCCCGTGAGTAAAGATTCCTTTCTCACTTCGGTCGCCTATCTCATGGGCATTGAATCCAAGAGTGCCCTGATTAAACATCTACACAAGAGCCTTGACCCTCTCACCTTTATGACCCTAGAGGATGGTATGGTTCTACAGTCTTTCTTAGCAAAGGTAGCTCTCTCTCCCGAAAAAGAATATGTCAAACGGAAAGCCATGCATGCTTGGCTCACGAAATACCCCTCTTACCGTAAAGTATTCAATATAGATGCATGGATGGATACCTTACTGATGCCTTATCCGGCCATTAATGAAATTTCTGGAGGGATTAGATATCAGATGGCAAGACACCTAAACCTCTATGATGCGTTTCTACGTTTTAATGAATATATTGCTCAAGAAGATGAGAAAAATCCACAATTCTTCTATGACCTCTTACACAAAGCAGGTGTCCTATTAATCGTCTGGAATCGGGACAACCAGTCCCTGGCCACTGTAAAATGCCCTTACGCTACAAAACTCAAGCAATGGTGGGTGGGTCAAGACACAATTCTTCCCTTCATCATGCTCTTTAAACAAGATAACTATTTTGAACCTCTTGTATTGGTGGATCCCAGTAAAAATATTACCCAGCGTATTGGATTTAGCAAATATCGGCAGATTAAAACGCTACTGCAACAATGTCAGACCTTTCAACATACAGAAGATACGGTCTTATACAGCCTCTATACCCTACAATTATGGATTGAGAACTTCTTATTAAACCCTTCGCGCTTTTATATTACCCAAATCGTATTGGATTATAACTATCGGGTTAAGGGATTTATGACCCATGGGCACCTCTGGATTGATTTACCCGTGGCCTTATCTACGGCCTGTGTGCCCTATTTAAAGCAATTGCTACCCGTGGATGGTATTGTCTTCTGGGAAGATATTCAAGGGGTGACCTATGATGTTAAACTATCGCTACAAGACTACCGCCTCTTTGCCAGTAAAGTGAAACAATTAAATCTAGGGCTCTCTATTGGCTCCATTCGGGAGACTACTTTGACGCATATCTCTACCCTATTCACTGTGCCTATGATGGTCTATACCGATTTGCCTAGATTCCCCATTGTTATTCAAAGCGAATTTACAGAGCGCCTGGAGACGATTGATTACGATAATTCACAATGGTATAAAACTAAAAAATATATATTACACACACTCCTCTCCAACTATAAAGAATACGCTACTTATAAACCGGCGAAACTCTACGCGGTCTTCAAACATCTCAACCAACCCACCCGAGTCACCGTTTTGCTAGAAGAACTCCCGCTTGGGGATCTAGAGGCGCTCCAAGGGCTATATGAACAATTATTATTATCTAAATCTTATTACCTGCATCCTGGTAAAATATATGAAGGGCATTATAAAAAAGAATGGATCTTCTCACAGAAAAGCATAGAGCTGCAAGATATTACCTTTATTAAGAATCCTCTCATGAATTATAATTATCAGATTTTACCTATAGCTACAAATGAAACTGTGACGCCGGTCTCTATTGGCGAAGGCGCAGAGAGCATGCTCCCAGATATGATGGTGGAGAAGAAATGTGAGAAGTTTGCCTTCCCGACCAAATGGCGCTTATCGGTCTGGAAAGAGTATTCGTTGGTAATATTGAAAAAATATAAGAGAGATAGTCTGCTTAAATTAGTGGAATGGATTGCACATGACATTGGAGTAAGCTTTAACCAAAACGAAATGGCTGTTTATACCAAAAAGAGTATTTATGATCTATTGACCGATGCGAAAAACTATCCCGTCATCTTTGAAGATGTGAATATGCGTAAAGTGTGGAACAACGTTCTTGGACGCCAATATCGTAATACCAATGAATTGATTGAGATTGGTCTGAAGGATAAATCGGTGAGTGAATTACAAAAGCTCTGGGTGAATGTTCTGGCAACCCAAGCGGACGCTATTTGGACAAACGATATTGACCTATTCAATATTAGCAGGCTGTTGAAGATCAACTTCTTTGTTATTATCAAAGGCAAGAGTGCAGATAAGAAAACAGATGACTTAGTGTCTTCTTGTAAGTTTATTTGTAGCTATAACAAAAAAGAATGGAAATATAGACCCATCGTGCTGCTTTATAAAGAGACGTCGGAGGATAAAACCCATAGTGTGTATGGATTAGTTAAAAAAGATAAACATATGGGTTATTATCATCAGACACTGGATTGTCCGGAGGAATTATTACAGCTTATTATACAAAAGTGATCTCAGGCATCTCGGTGGTCATAGTCTTATGTTTCTTATCGTAGCTGGGCACTTGGAACTTGAGGGCTTCCACTTGGCAAGAATCACTGGCGACTTCATTCATATCGGGCACATAATTAATCCGATCCTTTACCATTGAGATATACTCTTGCTCGTCCAGTAGAATCTCGCTATCACCCGTTCCACAAGGAGGCAGCTGACCCAACATAATATTGGCAGATACACCATTGATGCGATCGTATTCACTAAAGATACTGGCTTTGATCAGCATATCGGTAGTCTCCTCAAAAGAGGACTTGGCCAATGGGCCCACATCGCCGCGATTGATACCATGTCTGTCAATAGACATCAGTGCTCCCTTACAGGTCATGGTGTCAATCAGGAGGGACAAATGGCGGAAATTTACAGAGGACTCCTTGATCACTTCCATGATCTCATTGCTGAGTGCATTCCGTGCAGCTTCAATGCCCAGCACATTGTAAATTTCATAGATATCGTTGGTAAATGTGCGGTAAGGATCCACATTGACATTGGCCATAATTTCAATCAGATTGCTGCCATCGGTGTCCAGAATCCATTCATTTATTTTCTCAAATTGCTCTTTCTCCTTATTGTAATCTACATGGTTGTATGGGCGCATGGAGACTTTATTGATTTTAGCCACGCCTTTCAGTAGAATGGTATGGACAATGTTGTATTCAATGGCCTTCAGAGCGGCCACCATATCTTCGGACTCCACATCCTTGAGGGCATTCTCATTGA